GGGGGCGTCAGGCCACGTGTCACCGTCTCGTGCGAGCGCCGGCGGCGGATGTTGGTCACCATCGTGTAGGTGACGCCGTATTTCGTGGCCGCCGTGCCGTGGTCGTCGGGGTCGAGGTAGATCGCGCGCACCTTCTCGTCGTCGCGGGGGGCGCCGCGGGGGATGTCTCCCTTGAAGGGCACGCGCGCGCCGACGCGGCGGTTCTTGACGTGCAGCACCATCTGGTAGCTGAGGCCGTACCCGGCCGCGATCTCGTCGTAGGCCCGGGGGTCGGCCAAGATGCCCTTCACGACCTCGGGGTCGAGGGACTGCCGCGCGCCGCGGGGGATGTCCCCCCCGAAGGCGACGTCCCCGTGCAGGCGCCGGGACTTGATCATGGCGATGGCCTGATACGTCATCCCGCAGGCCTCCGCGATCTCCCGATACGGGCGCGCGTCGGCCAGCACCTCCCGCACGGCGTCGGGGGGCATCCGCTGTTTGAGCAGGGCCGCGATGTCGGAGGCCTCCATGACCTCCCCCGCGCCGGGGGAGCGGGCAATGATCCACGGGTGCATGTCGTTCATCCTCATGTTGGTTACGAAAAGTAAGAGACCGTCGGACTGAGTAGACGTGTTTTCGCAAACTTTCCTCTAAGGAGTTGCAAGATAGGCCGTCCGCCGCAGTGGCGCAACAGAGGGAAAGCGGTGCGGTAATATATCTATATATATACTCTCTCTCTCTCTCTCTTTATATATATATATAGACGGTCTCTTTTCACCCGATCGATGCCCGGTTTCATTGCTTTTCAGGCAGAGACAACCCCATCGGAAAATTAACGCGCTCAGGCCGCTTTCCGCGCTCGGCGCGGCACCTCGGCGACAGCCTGTCAGGCCCATTATACGAAAACCCCAACATACAGACGACGAGACATACGCACAGAGCCTCATTTTCCTGTTTGACAGATTGTCAAAACAGGGGGTATAAGGGGGCATCAACAAGGAGATCGAGATGGTTGTCACTGCCACCACCGCCGCCGAAGCCGCCGCCCTCGCCGCCCAGCTCCGCGTCCTCTACGCCAACACCGACTGGGCCGTCTGCATCCTGCGCCCCCTCTTCGAGGGTGAACTGTATCGCGTCATCGTCGGCTAACCGACATGCACACCCTCACCGCCTACTGCCCCCTCGGCCTCGGCGAGATCGCAGTCGAGATCACCTACCGCTTCACCCCCGGGCGCCCGGCGCGGGGCCCCTCCTACGCCAGCGGCGGCGAGCCCGCCGATCCCCCGGAAGTCGAGTTCATCTCGGCCAGCACCACGATCAACGACGATCTCGTCAAGCTGATGGTGACCGAGTGGGCCGAGGAGTGGATCGGCAACGACGGCTTCGACGAGGCAGTTGACAGGGCCTCCTGACTGCCCCATATTCAGGACATCGAATAGGAGATAACGAATGTCTGACCTCAACGACCGCCTCGACGACATCTTCGGTGACGACCTCGCCAACGTGCCCTTCGGCAAGCCAAAGGCCCTCCCGCAGGACGCCGCCAGCGTCCGCATCCGCGAGACGACCCCGGAATTCGCCGAGCGGTGCCCCAAGTGCCGCGGCACCGGCAGCTTCACCAGCTACTCCGGGCGCCCGCTGGGCCAGTGCTTCGCCTGCAAGGGTAAGGGCAGCAAGACCTTCAAGACCAGCCCCGAGGCCCGCACGGCCGCCCGCCAGCGCACGGCCGTCGCCAAGGCCTCGGTCGTCGCCGACCATCAGGCCGAGCTGAAGTGGCTGGGCGACACCCTCGCCCGCCGCGACCGGCTCCCCGAGGGCTACGCCACGATGCTGGCCGACTTCCAGACGCGCCTGCTGGGCGGCCACGCGCTGTCGGACAACCAGATGGCGGTGATCGCCAAGGGCATGGCCCGCAGCGCCCAGTGGGCTGTGGAGCGCGTCCAGAAGCAGGTTGAGCAGGCGGTGGCCCTTGACGTCACGGCCATCCGCACGGTGCTCCAGACCCGCAAGAAGGTCATGGTGGCGCTGTTCACGTTCAGCCTCGCCCCGGCTCACGGCAACAACCCGGGCGCGATCTACGTCAAGGACAACGGCGCGTACGTCGGCAAGATCCCCGCGGGCGCCTCGACCTTCGCTCCCGGCCGCGACTTCGACCAGAGCCGCCTCCCGGCCCTCGTCGAGGCGATGGCGGACCCGGCAGCGGCCGTGAAGGCCGACGCCGCCCGCCGCGCCCAGCAGCTGCTGGAGGATCCCGGCATGAGCATCCCCTGCGGCTGCTGCGGCCTGACCCTCACGAACCCCGAGAGCATCGCCCGCGGGATCGGCCCGATCTGCGCCGGAAAGTGGGGGTTCTGATGGCCCAACCCCCGCTCACCCCCGAGCAACGCCAGCGGCAGCGAGAGGGGATGCGCCGCTGGCAGGCCTCGCGCACCCTTGAAGAGAAGGAGGCCGCCAGCCTCAAGGCGCGAGAGAGATATCTCAAGACGCAGCAGGCGCGGCGCCAGAAGGCCGGCAAGTTGCGGGGGCGGATAGCCCTCCTCAACTGGGTCGTCTCCGACGACGAGGAAGACCGCTAGATGGCCAAGCTCACCCCCGGGCAGCGCGCGGAGAGCATGCGCCGCTGGCACGCCTCGCGCACCCCCGAAGAGCGGCGGGCCGTCGGGTTCAAGGGGTACATGACGCGCCAGAAGAACCGAGGCCTTACGGGGAGGCTGGTCGCCTCCAGCTGGGACCTCGACGACGAGGTTGACGACGCCTCCGGACTGCCCCATAATCGAGACATCGAATAGGAGATATCATAATGGCTCAGATCAGCACCCGCCGCGTCACTTGGAGTTCCATCGTCGGCGCGGCCGCCTTCCGCGAGGGCATCGAGGACTATCAGGCGGGCCGCGCCCCCGACTACGACAGGGACAAGAACTTCTGGCAGTACGAGCGCGGCCGGCAGTACGCCGCCGCCTGCGCCGGCCTCGGCCGCGCGCCGCAGCCCACTCGCAGCGGGCGCAGTGTCAGCCGGTTCGCCATCGCCGACTTCGGCCGCCAGTACGGCCCCAACGGCATCCTCTAGGGAGATAGGATCATGATCAATCTGCTTACCGCCATCGACTACGAGGCCACGTACTGGAAGTGGCTGAGGTACACCGCGGCCGCGCGCCGGCTCGACGCCCAGAACCCCGACGACACCCGCAAGGTGTTCACGCAGCTCTACCGTGCGCTTGCGGGCGACGACGTAGTCGTCCGCTTCCCCGGCGAGAGGAGCCTGTGATGGACTACGCAGAGATCTGGGCCGAGGCGTGGACGGCCGGCATCATGGCCGGCCTCGCCTGCCGCCCCACCCCGATGGTCGTCGAGTATCACAAAAGCAAGACCCTGTACGTCGTCGAAATCGTCGACGACGGCGCCTGCGGCTTCGCTTGGATCAAGATCCGGCCCGCCAATGCCAAACTGGCGCGCTGGCTGAAGGCGCAGAAGCTCGGCCACAAAGCCTACAACGGCGGCTGGGACGTCAGCGTCCACGACTTCGGCCAGAGCTTGGAGCGCAAGGCAAGCGCCGCGCGCGCCACGGCCGCCGTGCTGGTCAAGCACGGCATCGACGCAACCTCTTACAACAGGATGGACTGAAATGGCCAAGATCGTTCGTATGCCGACGCAGGCGAAGGGCGGCATCACACCCGCCGAGAAGCAGTTGATGGACGAGCATGCGAAGCTCTGGATCTCCCGGGCGATGCGCACGGACCCCATCGAACCCGCCAAGATCGTTCCGGCAATCGAAGGCATATACGCCGCCGCCGGTTTGAAGAAGCCGCGCGTCGTCATCGTGCCGTCGCCTCTCGTCATGGCGTTCGCATACGGAGCTGCCGCCGCAATCTGGTACGCCCACACGGCGACCCGCGCGGCGACCCGCGCGGCGACCCGCGCGGCGACCCACGCGGCGACCGACGCGGCGACCGACGCGGCGACCGACGCGGCGACCCGCGCGGCGACCCGCGCGGCGACCCACGCGGCGACCCACGCGGCGACCTACGCGGCGACCGACGCGGCGACCTACGCGGCGACCTACGCGGCGACCGACGCGGCGACCCGCGCGGCGACCGACGCGGCGACCGGCGCGGCGACCTACGCGGCGACCCGCGCGGCGACCCGCGCGGCGACCCGCGCGGCGACCGACGCGGCGACCGACGCGGCGACCGACGCGGCGACCCGCGCGGCGACCGACGCGGCGATCTACGAGGCGACCGACGCGGCGATCTACGAGGCGACCGACGAGGCGACCCGCGCGGCCTGCTACGATCTGGCGGGGGCTTCTGGGTTAGCGTGCGCCTCTGAGTGGACGCGCGTTTATCAGGGTGGGAATACGTGGGCCCCATACGAGGCTTACTTGACCGCCGCCCGAGACATTTTGGGGCTGCGCCTGCCGCCGCATACAGGCTACGCCGCGTGGGAACAGGCTGCGATCCACGGCGGCTTTCGGGTGATGCACCCGGAATTCTGCATTGTCTCGGACTTCCCTGAAATACTGAAGGTCGACGCGGAGAACCGGCCCCACTGTGAGACGGGCCCCTCGCATCGGTGGCGCGACGGGTGGTCGCTTTATCATTGGCACGGCGTGAAGATCCCGGCCGAGTGGATTGAAAACAAGGCCTCGCTCACGGCGAAGACCGCGTTGACGTGGCCCAACGTCGAGCAGCGCCGCGCGGCTTGCGAGATATTGAGCTGGGCCGTGGTCTTGAAAGAACTGAAGGCCAAGACAATTGACCGCGACGACGACCCTGAGATCGGCGAGCTTGTCGAAGTAACGCTCGAAGGCAGCCGCGAGAGGTTCATCAAAGTATTGTGCGGAACTTCGCGTGAATTTGCGTTGCCGGTGCCCCCCGAAACCAAAACGGCGTTGGAAGGGAATGCTTGGTCCTACGGCGTCGAACCTGATCTTCTCAAGCACATCGAAGTGAGGACGTGAACATGAAGACTTTTAACAACCTCTGCGCGCAGGGTGACATTTTGATCCAGCGCGTCGACAAGCTGCCCCCCGGCGTCGTGCCGGTGGCCCCCGAGAACGGCCGTGTGATCGTGACCCACAGCGAGACGGGCCACCATCACGTCATGCTGGCCGAGCGGACCAAGGCCTACAAGCTGCCTGACGCGATCATGGACATCTTCCTCACCGTCGAGGAGGGCGACACGCTGGAGCACCTGCGGGCGCACGACACCCACGAGAGCATCCTCTTCAAGCCCGGCATCTATCACGTCCGGCGCCAGCGAGAGTACACGCCGGAAGGCTTTCGGCGCGTGGAGGACTGAATCATGCGCGGACCTCACCCCCACCTCAACCCGTGCATCATAGAGGGAAAGGAGCGCCAGCAGCTGCAGGCTGCCATCGACCGCCTTGAGCGGCTGAAGGACAAAGAGTGGTGCCACGACGCCCTGCTCGTCCTCGACGCCGCCCGGAAGCATCTGGAGACGCTGCCCCAGCCCGCTATCAAGTTCAGGGTGACGGCGACTCGCGGGGAACGGGCGCGGCGTAGAGATTTCGACACCCGGTATGACGCTGTCGCGTGGGTCACGACCAACCTCTGGGTCTACAACAGCTTCAGCATCGACGAGGTCGAGTGATGCTGACCATCCACGACTGCACTTTTCAGGTGAGCTGGAAAGGCTGGGGGCCGTTCACGCCGCACGCCGAGCGCGTGGCGGTGGGCATCATGGTCGAGCTGCAGGAGATGAGCCCCGAGGGCGTCCAGCGGCTCGCGCGGTCCCCGCGCGAGCTGACCCTGACCGGGCGCGTCGCGCGCGCCCACCTCGCCGTCATCCTCGCACACCGCAAGCGGGCCACGCCCAAGCACGCCGACATCGTTCTGGAGGCCCTGTGACCAGCGTCCCCGCGCCGGGCGACCCTCGCCGGCTTGCCCGGATTGGGCACCTGCTCTACGGCGCGCAGCACATCGAGTATCTTTCTCGCATCCTCGGTGTCGACCGCAAGACCGTGTACCGCTGGCGCCGCGGCGTCACGCCCGTCCCCGGCTACGTCTGGGAGCCGCTCAAGGTCGCGCTGATGAAGCGCCGCAACGACATCGGCATCGTATTGGAGGGGATCGACAGTGAGTGACAAGATCGTGACCCGCTTCGTCCTCGCCGCGGGCATCGTCCTGCTCTGCGCGGGAGCCAGCTGGCAGGTGCAGGAGTGGGACGGTGCGGCGTGGGCCCCGGCCGTCACGCCCAAGGGCCACACGGTGGTCGTCAACGCCGAGAAGACGGCCTGCGAGCTGGACCTCGCGAGCCTCTCGACGGTCAAGCCGTCGGGGACCCGCCTGCGGTGCGCCAAAACGAAGTGAGGAATACGTCATGGCTTTGCATGAGCAATCCGTAGGTGCTTCTGACGAGTGGTATACACCGCCGCATGTTTTCGCCGCGCTGGGCGAACAGTTCGACGTCGACGTTGCGTCCCCCGGCGCTGGGATCGTGCCGTGGATACCGGCGCAGTCCTGTATAACAGCGCGAAGCTTGACCGAAACATGGGCCGGGTTTGTGTGGATGAACCCTCCGTTTGGCGGCCGTAATGGGCTGGTGCCGTGGCTCGATAAATTTGTGAAGCACGGCAACGGCGTGTGTCTGGTACCCGACAGAACATCGGCGCCGTGGTGGCAGCAGTGGGCTCCTGTTATGGGCGCGGTTCTGTTTGTCAGCCCGAAGCTGAAGTTCATTTCCGCCAAAGGTGTCGCGGGTAAAAGCCCTGCGCAGGGAACGTGCCTCGGCGGAATAGGCCCTCGGGGTGTTGTTGCTGTGACGCGCGCAGCCGCTACTCTCGGGGTGTTGATGACCCCTCAAACACCGCGTCCTGCACCTCGGCTTTGAACGTGAGGCGCGGGTAGACCGTGTCCTCCTCGACAGTGTCGACGGCGACGGTCGCGTAGCTGATCGTCTCCGGGGCCTTCTGGCCCTCGCGGGCCAGCCGCATGATCGTCTGGTCAAAATGGTCGAGCGACCACGGCAGCGAACACCAGCAGACCACATGCCCGCCGAATTGAAGATTAAGCCCGTGGCTGAATGCCGCCGGATGCGCGATCAGCACGCGCAGCCGCCTTGCGTTCCAATCCTCGACGGCCGCAGCGGCGACCTTGCGCGTCGTGCCGCTCCCCAGCACCGGCGCATCAGGATAGCGCAGCCGCAGCTCGTCGAGCTGCTCCCGGTAGTCGTAGACGAGCAGCACGGGCGACGTCTGCACGTCCACAACATCGCAGATGGCGTCGACGCGGAACATGTCGAGGCGCTTGCCTTCACCCGTCTCGTCGTAGACGAAGCCGGCGCAGACCTGCCGCATCTTGTTGACGACCTGCGCCCGGCCGCCGGGCATCATGACCTCGCCCTCGATGTCGGCGACGCTCGTCTTGTCGAGTTCCTCGTAGACGCGCCGGATGTCGGGGGGCAGGTCGACCGGAACCTTGACGTGGCGCACGGGAGGCGGCGCCCAGTTCTCAGGCGACAGGATGAACGTCATGTCGGAGATCTTCGCGAGCGTCTTCTCCAGCGTCCCCTTGCGGCACTTCCACACGTTCTCCGTCTGCTCCCACATGTTCGCCGCGCGCCACTTGACCCAGTCGCGGCCGAGCCTGCGGCCGTGGTCGATGATGCGCGTCTGCGCGAACAGGTCTTCGGGCCCGTTGGGTACGGGCGACCCGGTGAGGCCGATGCGGACCTTCATGTGATCCGTATGCTTCAGCGTCGGGCGCCACTTTGCGCTGGTGGGCCCCTTGAACTTCGACAGCTCGTCGACCACGAGACAGTCGAAGGCCTTGCTGTGCTTCTCAAGGAAGTCGACGAGGTTCTCATGGTTCACGACGACGATGTCGCCCTCGGCCGCATCACGCTCAGCAGGCGTGCCCGTCGCGACGGCGATCCGCAGGTGTCGCAGGTGTTCCCACTTCGCGCCCTCCTGCTGCCACACCAGTTCAGCGACGCGCAGAGGCGCCGTCACCAGCACACGGCGCACGGTGCCGTCGGCGAGCATCTCGCTCAACGCCGTCAGCGTAACCAAAGTCTTTCCGGCACCCGGGCGAGCAAAAATCATGCTCTCGTTGCGTTCGTAGATGTGTGTGATTGCCTGCTGCTGTACAGGCCTGATTGCTACGGACATATGCTTTCAAAATCCAATACGTTATCGATGACGTGTACTTCAAATCCTAATGCACGCAGCCGCGAATGCCAAGCCGCCTGCAGCGGCGTCGGCTTCTTGCCGGGTGCCTTGAATTCGATGAACACGACGCGGCCGCCGGCGGACAGCATGAGACGGTCTGGGACACCCGGATACCCCTGAACTTCAAGTTTCCAGAACACATGCCCGCGGGCTTTGGCGAACTTCCGGCACTTCGCTTCTATGTGCTTTTCCACGCTTCAAGTTATCACGCTTGACGACAGCGTGTCACGAGGCGTAGCTTCCCGCCATCAAACAGGAGACAAGATTGCAACACGCACCCTTCGGATCGTCGACTGCCGAGCGCGTCATCAACTGCCCCGGCTCCGTCGCCCTCTCAGCCAAATCACCCGAACAGCCCGCGAGCGAATACGCCGCGAAGGGCAGCGCGCAGCACGCCCTGATCGAGCACCTCCTGCTTGAAGGCGGCGAGCCCAAGGACTTCATCGGCGCGATGTTCGCCGGCGTCGAGATCGACGAGGAGTTGTCCGACGGCGTCAAGATCGCGCTCGACGCAGCCGAGAAGCTCCTCGAAGATTTCGCCGGCGACCAGCTCGTCGAGCAGCGGCTTGTCATCGTCGAGAACGAGATCTTCGGCACCGGCGACGTCATCGGCATTTCAGGCGACGGGACGCGCGCCCTGATCGCGGATCACAAGTTCGGCTACGTGGAAGTCTCCCCCGACAGTTTGCAGTTGAAGTTCCTCGCCGCCGCGCTGCTCGCGGATCCCGCGATGGCCGCCGTCGCGAAAGACATCGAGGAGTTCGAGTTGGCGATCATCCAGCCCGCCTTCGACCCGTGCGTCACGAAGGCGACGGTGACGCGCGCCGAAGTCGAGGTCTTCCTGCGCACGATCAAGCTGGCGCACTCGGCCAGCAAGGTACCCTCCGCAGAAGTCCGCATTGGCAAGTGGTGCAAGTGGTGTCGCGCCAAGGCGATCTGCCCCGCGCAGCGCCAGATGTTCGCGGACCTGATCGACGTGAAGGTTCACCCCGGCTGGTCGCCCGCGGAGCTGGGCGACATGCTGGTCAAGGCGAAGCAGGTCGAAGACCTGATCGAGAGCATCAAGGAGCGCGTGAAGCACGAGCTGGCGAACGGCAGGACCGTGCCGGGCTGGCGCCTCAAGGCGGGCTCGACGCGCATGGCGTGGGCCCAGAGCGTCAAGGATACCATCGCCGCGCTGCGGGGCCTCGGGCTCAAGGGCGACAAGGCCATTCAACCCATCACCCCGGCGGCCGCCAAGAAGGCGCTGGGAGAGCTTCCCGACGATCTCGTCGTGAAGAACACGAGCGCGCCTTCGCTCGCTCGTGACACCGACGCCGCAGACGCTGTCCTGCCGGTGGCGGCCTTTGCAAAGGCAGCAGCACTGTTAGAAGGAACTAGGTAAATGAGCAATCAAATGAGCCTCTTCTCGAACGGGGGCCTCCCCCCGGCTGACCGCAACGCCTACAAGCAGTCGATCAAGGCGATGTCGGCCGCGGCGAAGTCGACGATGGGCGGCATGCCGTTCCTGCGCATGGGCAAGGACGGCGAGTGGGTCTACGGCGCCGACAACACCGAGGTCGAGGAGAACAGCCTCTGGGCCGTGAACCCGTTCTCGATGGCCCTCGGCTTCATCGCGTGGGGGACCGGGGCGCAGGAGGGCACCGTGCTGGGCGAGCAGCTGGCTCGCGTCGGCGAGGTGCCGGTGCAGCGGGGCAACCTGCAGGACGTCGGGGCCGAGTGGACGCCGTGCTGCGCGTTCGAGCTGGTCTGCCTCACCGGCGAGGATAAGGGGACGCACGTCCTCTACAAGACCAACTCGGTCGGCGGCCGCCGCGCGTTCGCCGACATGATGCAGCTGGTTGCGGCAGCGATGGAGGACGAGGCCGAGGGCAAGTGCGTCCCCATCGTCAACCTCGACTGCGACAGCTACCCGCACAAGAAGTACGGCAAGATCTACACGCCGATCTTCGACATCAAGAAGTGGGTCATGACCGACGCCGAGGAGCTTGGGGGCGCGCCGGCCAAGGAAGAGGTGGAGGCACCGGCGAAGCCTGCCGAGGAGGGCACGGTTCGTCGCCGCCGTCGCTGAAGCCTGACTGGGGGCGGCCTATGGCCGCCCCCTTTTCTTTTTATGGAGAATAGCATGGGATTGATACTGAGTTTGGACTATGAGACGCAAAGCGCGCTCGACCTGACCAAGATCGGCGCTTACCGCTACGCCCAGAGCGCCAAGATCATGTGCGCCGGCTACGCGATCTACGAAGAGAACACGTTCAAGCCCGAAATGGTGAAGCCGTGGCGCGCTTGGAAGGGCGAGCCGATGCCGGGCGACCTGCTCGCGGCGCTGTCCGACGAGAGCGTCAGGAAGTTCGCGTGGAACGCCCAGTTCGAGCGCCTGATCACGCTGCACGCCGCGGGCCTCGCGGTGCCGCAGGAGCAGTGGTTTTGCACCGCCGCGCGCGCCCGCGCCTCGGCCTACCCCGGCAAGCTGGACCTGTGCGCGAAGGCGCTGGCGATCCCGCAGAAGAAGGATCTGGCGGGCGGCAAGCTGATGAAGAAGCTCTCGACTGAGGGCACCGGGACCGAGGAGGAGTACGAGCGCGTCCTCGAATACTGCATGCAGGATGTTGTCGTCGAGGCGACCATCGGCATGGTCGTCCGCGACCTGACACGCGAGGAGTGGAAGGACTACCACGTCTGCGAGCGCATGAACGACCGCGGCATTCCCATCGACGCCGATCTGGCGCGCGCGGCGCAGAGCTATGCCGAGGTCGAGGCGGCAGAAATTGCCAAGGAATTAAATGCCGCGACGGGCGGCGCGATCACCAGCGCGAAGCAGTTCGCCCGCATCAAGCAGTGGGTCGCCGTGAAGGCGCCCGAGATTGCCGAGCAGTTTACCGACGAGGAGACGGGCAAGTTCTCGCTCGACAGGTCGGCGCGCACCGCCATCTTCGAGAGCGACCTGAACCTCAGCGAGGAAGTCCGCGAGGTGCTGGAGCTGATCGACGACGCCGGGCGCGCGAGCACGGCCAAGTACGCCGCCATCGAGAACCGCACCGACACCGACGGCCGGTTGCGCGGCGCGTACCTGTTCAACGGTGCGGGGCAGACTGGCAGATACTCCGCCATGGGATTTCAGCCGCATAATCTGGTGCGCGACAAGCTCGACAACAGCGGCGACGTGATCGAGGCCGTGCTCGACGGGGCCTCTGCCGACGAGGTCACGACGCTCTCCGGGCAGAACATGCTGACGACGCTGGCGCGCATGCTGCGCCCGACCATCGTCGCGGAGAACGGCAACGTGCTGGTCTGGGCCGACTACTCGGCCGTCGAGGCACGCGCCCTGCCGTGGCTCTCGGGGACACAGGACGCGGAGCCCCTGCTCGATCTCTTCCGCAAGAACGAGGACGTCTACAAGCACGCGGCGTCGGGCATCTACGGCGTGCGCGCAGACGCTGTAGACAAGGCGCAGAGGCAAATCGGAAAAATTTCCACATTGGCTCTAGGGTACGGCGGCGGAGCAAACGCCTTCCGCAAGATGGCGCGCGCCTACGGTCTGAAGATCACCGACACCGTCGCAGAAGAGATCAAGGTCGCGTGGCGTCTGGCGAACCCGTGGGCGAAGACTTTCTGGCGCGATCTGGAGACGGCAGCGATCCTCGCTGTGCGCCACCCCGGCGACGTCGCAGAGGCGGGTCGCATCAAGTACCTGATGCACGGCGACATGCTCTACGCGCTGCTGCCCTGCGGGCGCCTGATCGCGTACCCGGAAGTCGAGCTGGTGGAGATCGAGGGCAAGTACGGCCCGCAGCCTCGCCTGACGGCGCTGAAGGCCTCGATGCACCCGAAGAAGGGCGAGACGGCGTGGCCCCGCGTTGCACTCTATGGTGGTCTGCTCGCCGAGAACTGCCTCGCCGGTGACACGGAAGTGCTGACGCCCGATGGATGGGTCGAACTGGCCGATGTGGGCGCGCGTCCCGTGTGGGATGGTGTCGAATTCGTGCGGCACGACGGCGTCATCGCCAAGGGTATTCGGTTGACCGGCAGGCTGGACGGGGTCCGCCTGACGTCGGATCATAAAGTGCTCACTGCGAAAGGATGGGTCGATGCCTCGGAAGCGGAAGGATTTGACAGGGCAAGTGTTCGGGCGCTTGACGGCTATAGCGCCGGTGGACAGCGCGCAGGGGTATGGGCCAGAGAATTGCCGCTGGGCTACGCGAGCGGAGCAGGCGCGGAATACCCGACGCTCCCGGTTCATCGACACACCATGGGGGCGCATGATGGTGGCGGGCGCAGCGGAACGGTCGGGCATCGGGGTGACGACATTGCTGTACCGTTTGGGGCGTGGGAACCCGCTGTTCACGAAGCCGTCTACGACATCCTGAATTGCGGCCCTCGACAGAGGTTTGTTGTGCGCGGCCATTCGGGTCCTTTCATCGTGCACAACTGCACGCAGGCATTCTGCGCCTCCCTGCTGCGCACCGCCGTGCGCCACCTCGACGACGCCGGGTGGCCCGTCGTCATGCACACGCACGACGAGGTTCTCGTTGAAGTCGGGGAGGATGAGATCGAGGAGGCCAAGGCAGCGTTGCAGGAGGCGATGCTGACGAACCCGTGGCCGGACTTACCCCTTGCCGCCGAACCGGAGTACGGATACAGCTACGACAAGTAGAGGTTGATATGGAATTGAATATATTCATGGGACACGTCTTCGGTGACGTGCCCGACGACGAAATCATCGGCATCGTCCAACGCGGCAAAGATGGCCGGGGTTGGCAGGTTACACCCTACAGGCAGGGCCGCACGAAGCTGCGCCCCGACGCCGCCAGCTACTACTGCATCTCCACCCTGAAGAAGCCCCCCGAGGGCGAACCTCTGCGTCGGCTGATGCCGAACATGGCCCGGTGCCACGCCATCGTCCTCGACGACATCGGGACGAAGATCGACGCGGAGAAGTTCAAGGGCAAGGCCGAGCCGCACTACGTCATGGAGACGTCGGCGGGCAATCATCAGTACGGCCTGCTCTTCGACGGGACGTTGGAGGAGGCGCAGGTTCTCATCGAGGCCCTGATCGAGGCCGGCTACAGCGACCCCGGCGCCCGCGACGTTCACCGCCTCGTGCGCCTCCCCGGCTCGCTGAACTACAAGAGCGACCCGCCCTTCGTCGCGCATCTCGTCGGCGAGAACTGGGACCAGCCCGCGTGGACATTCAAGGATCTGTGCGAAGAGTTCGGCCTGACGCCGCGCGAGCCGACCAGCCTGCGCTCGACCAAGCGCGCGTGGAACGGCGACACGGGCGGCGACGTCATCCTGAAGTGGATCACCGAGAAGGGCATGGCCCTCTCGGAGCCCAACTCCGACGGCTGGCTGTTCATCGAGTGCCCGTGGGCCGACGAGCATAGCGACGGCCGGCGCGACGCGAAGTGGCAGATCGGGAACGGCACGACGGGCTCCTATCACTGCTTCCACGGATCCTGCCAGCACCGGACGCAGCGGGAGTTCTTGCTCTGGTGCTCGGAGAACGGCGCGCCCGACTTTGAGGCTGAGGTGATCACGCAGGTCACCGTCATCGGCCAGAAGCTGGCGACGATACCGAGGGGTGCCTTCGCGCCGCCGGGCCCTTTGCAGCCCCCGCCGGACGGCACACCTGCGGGGGACATCCTTACTGGGCTCGTGCTGCAGTACGCCTCGCGGCTGGCGGTGGAGATGCTGCCGACGCTCGAAAAAACGTCGAAGACGAAGACGCCGAAGGACGTGCAGAAGGCCACCGTCGAGAACGTGCAGTATGTCGTCGCGGAATGCGGGTTCTCCGCGCTAAAAAATCACATGACCGGCGAGGTCGAGCTGACCCACGCCGACGCGACTTTCAACGTGTTTAAGAACCCCATGGAGCGAGCCCTGATGACCCGTGAACTGCTGATATCGTTGGCGAACCGCGTCGGCATTTCGTTGCGCGCCACGCTCGACGAGCTGCTGCACACGCTGGCCGCCAACAACGGGTACCACCCGGTCTATGACTGGATAAAAAACAAACCGTGGGACGGCGTCGACCGCTTTCCCGCGCTGGCCGCCGCGCTGGAGGTGCCGAACGAGAAGTGGCGCGACATCGTCCTCCTGCGCTCGTCCATGCAGTCGATTCTGGCTTGGACGAACTGGATGCGCGAGACGCCCGTCAGCGTCCCCCACGTCCCCACCCTCAGCGGCCCGCAGGGTTGCGGCAAGTCGACGTTCATCGGGTCGCTGCTGCCGTCTCAGTGGCGCCTGCTGGAGCAGAGCGCGAACCTCGGCCACGCCAGCAGCAAGGACGACGAGCGCAGGCTCACGAGTTCCCCCCTCGTCGAGCTGTCGGAACTGGAGACGGTCATCGGCCGCGTCGAGGCGGGGCACCTCAAGAGTTTCCTCTCGCGCCCCGTCGACAAGATGCGGCTCCCCTACGACCGCACGATCACTACGCGCCCCCGCGGCACCACGTTCTGGGGCACCGTCAACGACGGCGTGTATCTCAACGACCCCACCGGGGCGCGCCGTTTCTGGCCTCTTGATGTGGTGAAGTGCAACGCCTTCCACGGCGTCGACATGCAGCAGTACTGGGCGCAGATGCTGCACCTGTTCAATCAGGGCGAGCCGTGGAACCTGACCCCCGACGAGGCGAAGCTCCACGCCGTCATCGCCGAGAAACACCGCGTCGAGAGCCCCGCCGAGGGGCGCCTGCAGGAGATGTACGCGCGCAGGAAACACATACCGGAGAAGGATTGGACCTTCGCGACCGCGAGCGACATCTCGCGCTACTACCAGCTGCCGGACAACTACCCGACGTTGAGAGCCATCGGCAGCGTGCTGACGAAGATGTTTGGCGAACGTGCCAGCAATAACGAACGGAAAGGATGGAAAGTGCCGATAAAACAGGTTGAGTTCCGGGCGGGGTTTTCCTCCTACGCCCCTCCCGAGGGATCGTCATGAAACTCCTGATCCACATGAATATGCCGTCGGGCAAGAACGACGGAACGCACCAGCTCATTCTGGAGATGCCCTCGGTGGCCGTGCTGGCCGACCTGCCGTTCTTCTTTAAGCAGGGGTACTTGCACGGCACCCATCTCATCTACGACCGGGCTGACAACAACACCCGCGTGTGGTCGAGCCGGGGGACCATGATCATCAACGTCGCGCACATCGGCAAGATTGCCGAATATTACGAGGGGTAGTCATGAAGCATCTTGAGATCACTTCCGAGGCGCTGAGGCTTTTGGCGCCGCGAGGCGACGTCTACGGCACGGTGAGGGGGAACCACGAGCGCATCGCTCGCATCGCCAACGAACTCACGGGCCAGACTTTGCTTGCGCACGACATCGCCATGGTGCTGGTCGCCGTCAAGCTCTCGCGCATCGCGCAGTCGCCCGGCCACGTCGACAGCTACGTCGACGCGATCAACTACCTCTCGTTTGCCGGGGAGTTCGCGACCGATGACGGCGGGGAAGGGTGAGGAAAACGCCTCCGCGCGTCTTACGGAGGCCGAAGTATACGCGATCCGGCGCGACACCCGCCGGTATAAACAGATTGCGCATGAGTATGGAGTAGCGGTGTCGCATGTATCCAACATTCGCAATCGTCGGAAGTGGAAACATCTAAAAGAGGAGAATGAAAATGACGCACGTAGTAACGACTGAACATGTAACGCCCGAGATGGCGCGTCGCTGGTTGGACCCGGAGATCAACAAGACCAACCGTAAGCTGAAGCCCGTGGTCGTGCGGAAGTACATCGCCGACATGGGCGAAGCTCACTGGATCTTCAACGGGGACTCTCTCAAGTTCGACTGGAACGGCAAGCTGCTCGACGGCCAGCATCGACTGCACGCAGTCATCGCCATGGGACACCCGGTGGAGTTCCTGATCGTGCGAAACCTGCACCCCGACGCCTACCTGACGATTGATATCGGCGCCCGCCGCACGATGGGCGACATGATGCAGCGCATCGGCAGCAAGCAGTCCTCTGCCGCCGGCGCGGCCGCCAAGGTGCTGTACTGGTTTGAAACCGGGCAGACGTTGGACTTCAACGCCACCTACTCCACCGCGCAGCTGCTCGACATCTATAAGGAGCACCCGAAGCTGGAGGAGTTTGTCGCGCAGTACACCGCCTCGTCGGTGCGCTGGAAGCTTCGCGCCGGCTCTGCGTGGCCCGTCGTGGCGTACATCGCCTCCCGCCGGTACCCCGTAGAGTGGGCCGCGTTTCAACAGTCCGTCGCCGATGGCAGCGGTATCGCGAAGGGCGACCCCCGGCACACGCTTCGTGAGTGGCTCCTGAACAGGGCCGCCTCCAAGCGGCAGGCTCGCAACGACGAGCGTTTCAACGTCTTCGCGAAGGCGTGGAACGCCCACCGCGCAAACCGCAAGCTCCTCGTGCTGGTGCATCGCGGCAACGAGGCCCCTGTGACCCCCGCGGGCGCCTGATGACCGAACTGGAACAGCACAGCGCCCTCTACTGGGCGCTGTGCCGGCACGTCCAGCGGAACCGCTGCTGGACTGCCAACGCCACAATCCTGATCACGCGGCTCTTGCACAGCCCGCACGAGCGTGTCAGGCTCCTCGCTTGTGATTTATGGTATAGGATAACAGCAGATGAACGCAAAGACGCGACGCACGATTGAGCAGGCGGCTCAACGCGAGGGCGCACTCAGGGTCGAGTGGACGCAGGGCCAGACCCACACCATCGCCCGCTTCCACATGCCCGACGGCCTCATCGTCTCCATGCCGGTTTCAAAAAGCAGCAGCATCGACGAGTACAGGTACAAGGGGTGGACGCGGCAGTACATCCGCAACCCCTCCAAGTGGCATGTCAGGCCGCGCTGACGCGATCCGGCACGCCGCCGCCAAGATCATGGCGCGGCGTGCCAAGTCGTGGCGTTATACGTTGGACGAGCGCGCCGCGATGGCCGGCGTGATCGGCCTGTTATCAGTTACAATATTCGGTGATGATCACGATGCCCGACGACCCCGCGCCGCCCGCTACGTTGGCGATACTGTTGGACGTGTAGCCGCCGCCGCCGCCCGAGCCGTAGGCGCTTGCGGCGGCACCGTTGGCATCGCCGGTGCCAAAAAAGGCTGCGGGGGCCGCCCCGCCGCCGAAAAGTGACGATCCGCCCGCCGCGCCAAAAACGGAGGTGGCCGCCGTGTTCGCGGCGTAGCCTGAATTGCCACTGGCCCCCGCAGCAGCGATGCCTCCGGTCGCGGTCCCGGCAATGCCACCAGCGCCCGCCGCGCCAACGGACACAGCTGCATCCGTGCCGCCGCCGCCCGTGCCGCCCTTGCCGATGCACAGCACGCCGACCGACGTATCGCCGCCGTTGCCGCCCGCATTTGGACCGGCAGCACCAGCAGTACCGCCCGCGCCAATAGTGACAGTCTTGGACGCTCCGATGTCCGCCGCCGTCGCCAGCTTACGAGAGTAGCCGCCCGATCCGCCGCCGCCGCCGACATTGACCTGCGACCCCGTGCCATTTGAGCCGCCACCCGCACCGCCGCCGCCGACGCATTCGATGATGCAGGTGACCATGCCGGCGTGCGGTGTGTATGTCCCAGAAGAGGTGAATACCTGCTGAAATACGGCGGTCGTAATTGCCGCCGTCGTCTGGGTTGTGGCGTTGGGGAACACGAAGCCGCCCGTAGTCGATGCGACGGTGCCCGCCACGGTCAGCATGTTGCTGCCGACGGTCGTCGTGCCGATGCCAACCTGCGTGCCCGACGGCGACAGGTACAGCGTGTTGCTGCCCACATTCAGCGTATTCGGGATCGCCATCGCGTTCGAGTTGACCGTGAGCGTGTCGCCGCCCGCGTCGCCAAGTACGGTATTGCCGCTGTTGGTCAGGCCCGCGACGGCAAGCGTCGTTCCGTCGAAGGTGAGGTTCGCGCTGCCCGCCAGCACGCCCGCGTTGTTGTACTGGACCTGCGTAGTCGAGCCGCCCGCGGCGGCCGTCGTGTCGTTGCGGACCATGCCGGACGCCGTGCCGTCGCAGGAGATCTGGACGTTGTCGCCGGCGTTGATCGTGACGTAGGTGCCGCCCGCGGCCGACTGCACGCGCACGGCGTAGCCGCCCGCCGTGCCGTTGCGGACGACCCACTGGCCCCCGATGCTGGAGGGGACCGAGTAGGTGACGATGCCGCCGGGGGTGCCCGAGACTACGAGCGAGAGGGGGACGCACTGCGCCGCCGACAGGACGACCGTCGTGCCGCCCAAGCCGGTGGAGTTCAGCAGCGTGCTGGCGCCGAGGGCGGAGTCGAGGAGTCCGAAGTTGGTGTTGAGGGGCCCGGTGCCCCACGTGTTGGCATTGGAATTGTAGGCGGGCTGGTCGAGCCCCTTGTTGGCTGTGGTCATTGGAGGGCCTCTTCAGCTATGGAGAGCGCCTTGGTGATGGCCTCATCAGGCTGCTCTAGGAGGGGTTCTGTCGTCGTGTTGTGGCCCTTCTTGGCCTTCTCCGCGGCGCGGATCAGCGACATCGCGATGCTGCCGTGGTTGATCCCCCCGATCCGCCCGCCCGCCTTGCGCCCCGGACGAGGAGCCCCCGTTGGCGTGGCGTACATCGGGATCGTCAGACCTTGCGCAGGCTGCGGCGGCGGAGCGTCAAGATCACGACCGCCAAGGTAACCGTACTTTGCGCCGGCTGTCGCCGCATCCTGCGCATATCGCGCCAGCCCCGGAATTGAAAACGGATTTCGAATGTTTTCTACTGAAGGCGCTTTGAGAAGCTCCCGCATAACTTTCGGGTCTTCGAGCGCGGCTTGCAGCAGCTTCGTGGCGGCCGCCTGTACGTCGCCGTACATCAACCGCGTTGTTAGTTGCCCCGGCGTTCCCCCGAGATACCCACCGAGCCCTGCGAGACCGGCCAATTCCGCGCCCGCTGTCAACGCGGCGGGCAATCCGGTGGCTTTTGCAGCGCCAAAGGCAAGCGCGCCTTGCGCAAGACGGCCCATTGCGACACCGTGGACTAGCGTGAAGATGTCGCCCTGTTTCAGCAGGTCAGTCAATCGACGCTCGTCAAGCGCGCCCTGCGGGATACGCGACCAGACTTCAGCCGACCGTTGAAGTTGCGTCAGCGATTGAGGACTATGCCCCGGCAAGGCTGCGCGCAAGTCAGCAGCGTTGTTCTGGATGAAGTCCGCGATGCGCGTAGGGTTCTCGCTGTTGAGTACGTCGCGAAACTCACCAACGAGCCGCTCGCTGCCGGCGCGCGCCGTGACGGCGCGCAAACGACTTTCAAGCCCCGGCACTTCAGCAACCAGCGACGCGAAGCTGGGATCCTTCATGTACCGCTGCAAGTCGGTGTCAGTTATAATCTTCTGGCCGTTGTTCGAGAGCTTCGAGACGGCCCAGTCCGATACCGACTCCTGCAGATTACGCTGCATGCTCGCGCGGTCCCCCGCCGGCAGCCTTTCGGCAACCGCCGGGGAGTCAAAGAACGACGCCATCCGCCTGTAGTTGCCCGCGGCGTCTTTACCCTTCAGCAGCGTGTCGAGCGTCGTCTCAGACGGCAGCACGTTCTCCCCGGCGCCTGCAACGCCTTCGCCGTAGCGTTTACGAAGCTGGCCGAAAACTTTATCGCTGCTATCGAAAAGCCGTTCGTACTCTCGCGTCTTTTTGACGGCATCCGTCCATGAGTCAGAGAACTGCCCGTAAGTCACGCCTTCCGGCATGAACCTCTTCGATACATTCTCAACGTTCTCCAGCACCGGGTTGAAAGCCTCGATAAAAGCTCGTGTGCTGCGGCTGTCGCCGCGCCCTTCCCGCAAGTTCTCTTTCGCCGTCGACAGCGCGTTTTGGACGTAGCGAGCAGGCACCGTACCCTTCGCCATGTCGAAAGCTTCAATATATGCCCGCAGGTTCGGGTCGAGGGCTGCTACACCCGGGCCGATTTTCTCCGCCATTGCTTGAGAAGCTGCGCGCAGCGGTGGAGTGTTGATTTCGGCCAGCTCAAGCACGGGGTGTTTCCACGCGAGATCGGCGTCGCCCTTCATCCGGTCGTGGATGACGTCGAAGGGTCCGCGTGCCCTGACCGACGCTGCCGCCTGCGGATTATCTCCTACGACCCGCAGCGTCTCGTGCAGCGGGCTTGGCGCTGGCGCCGCCGCCGCGAGGCGCGCCGCCGCGCTCCCAATTTCCTGCCGTGCCTCAGTTGTGAGGATGGAACTTCGCTCTGGCGCGATTTCTTTTGTGAGCCCTGCGAGTCGCGGGTTCTGCGCCATGAGCTGTCGCGAGATGGGTTCGGCCCCCGGGGTGTAGAGGTCCGGGGAGAGCCGCGGCACGTCAGTGACGCCTGCCTCTTTGCGCAGGATGTCGGCCGCTGTGCCTTTGGCGATGGCTTCGCGTTCAGCGCGCCCGGCGCGCAGCGAACCCGCCCGCGCGCCTGCCAGCGCCCCGGCGATCTCCGCGCCGGGTGTGTTAGGCAGCAGTTCACCGGCTGCCCCCGCACCGACACCTGCCAGCAGGTTTGCGGGGCTCGCGGTTTCACGAATTGCGCCGCGTGTGAGGCCGCCTACACCACTGCGGATTGCGCCGGGTACCGCACCGAATGCGGGCGCGCCGCCGATGAATTCACCGGCAGTACGCGCCGCGCGACCGTATCCCGTGGCGGGTTCGTATTGGAGCCCCGGCACACCCTGCCGCGATGCCCAGTCGACTGCTCCCTTGCTGGTCGGCAGATCGACGCCCAACACCCGCGCATGCGTGCCGGCGCGTTCTTCAGGCGTCGCGCTTTCGGCTGCCGCGCGTTTGGCGGTTTCTAATTTTTGCGCGGCCTCACCCGGCGCGGTGAACCCAAGCACTTCGCCGGCTTTACGCGCGGCAAACGGGACGTATTGTTCACCCAGCCGGTAAAGTTGCGCGATGTCACCCGGCAGCCCCGCCGTCCCTACAAAACCGCGGCCGACACCGGACGCCGTAGCCTTGGCGACATCTTCAACTACTCCCGGCGTTTCGCCCGGAGAGGGCGTCTCAAAAGTTCCTTGGCCTGTGGCCGTTACTCTTGCGCCGGGGCGCACCGCGCGTTCAGGGGCCCGCGAGGGCGCGGGCGTCTCAAAAAGAACTTTCTCATCAGTCATTTACTCACCCCACTGCGCGCCGCCACCGGCGCTAGGGCCAAGGAAGCGTGCTTTCTGATACGTGTTGCCGTAGGGCACCATATACATCTGGCCAACCTTGAGTTTACGCGGGTCAGGGCCCGAAGATGTCATCGCAGTGTCGATGTCGCCAAGCACGGCGATATCCTTCTTCACCCGCGCAATCCGCTCGTTCAGGTTGTTACCGGGGAGCCGCGCCCACGCCTGCGCCGCGCCAGCGCGGTCAATGCTGGGGCCGTACTTGTTAGGAGACATCTGCTCATTAAGCCAATTGTCGCGCTCTTGAGCCCACTGCGCAGTCGCCACCAATTCAGATATGATAGCTTTATTGGCTTCTGGCAGAAGGTTCATGTCAGAGTTGGCGTTGCTCAGACCTCCATACCGGGTGTCTGACATCGCGCCAGCGTTTTTCAAATTGTCCATGATAAGTTTGTAGGCGTTCTTGCGCGCGATCTGGAAGGCGTCAGGGTCGGTGGCCGTGATGGTCTGGCCAGTGAAGCCCTGCACCAGCGCCGCCACGTTGTTGATGGCGCCACGCAGCGGGCCGGTCTGGGCTTCCTGCAGCGCCTTGCTCAACTCAGTCGCCGTTGAGAGCGAGTTCTCAAAATTCTGTTGGCGGTTTTCGTATGTGTTCTTCCACTGCGTGTTGTCGGCAGTGCGCTGCGTCTGCGCTTGCATGGAATTGAAACCGGGCAGCGTGATAAACCCGGTGCCGCCAATTACTGGTACCCGACCATTGCTACTGATTTCAGCCTGAATTTCATCAGCTTCACGACGGCGTCTTGCAGACCCTTCGGCATCAAAGCGGGCCATTTGCCGCGCCTCTTCTCGCATAGTATCCGGGTTACGCGCCGGGTCGATATTTTGCGCAACCCACTGTTGCTGCTCAGGCGTAATGCCGGCGGGGCGCGCCCAATCAGGCACGTCACCCGGCGGCGTAGCCGCTGAAGGTGCGGTAGCCCCGCCAGCCGCAGGCGCGCCGCCAGTCGCAGGCGCGCCGCCAGTCGCAGGCGCGCCGCCAGTCGCAGGCGCGCCGCCAGTCGCAGGCGCGCCGCTCCTGAGCAAATCCTGCATCTCGCCGGGTGACTTTGCATACCGGCTGAGCAATCTGCTAATGTATTGCCCAAGAATATCGTACTGCTTTTGCACCGGGTTGATCAGGTCGGCTGAATCGCGATTGGCGATCATTTGGCCAAGTTTGGTACCGAGGTCCGTGCGAATTTTGAATAGTTCGCCCGCAGAGGATATGTCAGCCCGCTGTTGATTTATGTCGAGGCCCTGCTGCTTATACGACATCATGGGATACATCTGCGCGGCTTCGCCAAGGCCCTGACCGATAGCGACGCCAAGGTACGGCGACGGCGACGCAAGCATCTTTCCGATGCCCCCCGCCAACGGCATCAGCCAGTTCTGGTTGTTTCCAATCCAGTCGCCGGCGCGGTCGAAGAAATTACGCTCCGCAAGGTTGGAGGCGTTGGGTGCCCTCAGAGCGTTCGATTCCACGGCAGGTGCAGGTGCGGGGGTATTGCCCCCCGGTGGCGTCTGCACAGCTTGCGGCGGCGGAAGCGGGGGCGCGCTTGAGGGTGCCGTCCGCGCAGCGGGGGGCTGCGCAGCGGTGTTGTGGCCGACAAGATCGCTATCCCCGGTGGTGCGTTCAGCTCCCGCAGTGCTTTGCGGTGGTACAAGGCCCTGCGTAATTTCGGGCGGGTATACTGGCGGATTTGTCGTCGTCGTCGCCGGTTGCGCAGGCGGCGGCACAAGCCCCGCTGGGGTAGGCTCGGTTTGCGCGGCTGCCGCGCTACCCGTTGACGGGAACAGACTGCGCGTGAAATTGCCAATTGGATCGCGCGCAGGCGGCTTCATATTAGTAGGGTACGCAGGCGCGATTGAGTATGGGTCAACGCCTGTCGATTCGCGCGGCGGCGGTGGCACAAGCCCCACCGGGGGCTGCGGCTGCTCAGTCGCGCGCAACGTGTTTTCAAATCTGCGCTGACGCACGTTCTGGATCGTGGCGTCGCGCGCATAATCGCCTTCAGGGCCCCACATCGGCGGGGATGGTTCGCCAATCATTCGGTTTATGACGCGCGTCGTCTCCTCGTCGTCTGCCACGGCGCTTCCATCTGCGTAACCACGGCGCGGCACGAGGCCGCCCGAGGCAAAGCGGTCGGGCATCTCGAAACGGTCGGGCATCTCGAAATCGTCGCCCGTGTCGATGGGCTCAAGACCCGCGTGCATATCTTCAACATCGTGAAGCGGGGGCGCGAGGCCCGCGCTGCGCGGTGCCTCGGGGCGCATGTGCACCTCGGCCGGCGGCGCGCCGCCCATGATCTTGGCGACATAGTCGTTCGTCGACATGTTGACGTCGCGCCGTCCGAGGCGCCGCGCCTCGGACAACGGCACGCCGCTGTGCCACATCGAGGCGGCGTCGGCGAGGTTGCCGTGCTGGCCGAGATACTTGCCAAAATGGTGCTCGAAGACGCGCTCCTGCGCTTCCGGGCTCTTCAGAAACTCTTCCGGCGTCATGCGGCGCCCAAGGGCCTCTTGCGTCCACGACGGGATGTTTGCGCCCATGACCTGATACTTGCCGTGTGCGCGGTCGCCGCCGACTGACGGCCCCATGGCGTCGTATCGGCCGCCGCTCTCGATGCCCGCGATCCGGCGCTTGGCGTCGGCCATCATAGCCGGGTCAACGCGGCCGTCGGTGGCGTAGCCGACGCGGCCGCCGTCCTTCGCGAACGCAGAGCCTGCCATCTTGCCGGCCGCACCTCCTATCATGCCGCCCGCGGGACCACCCATTAGCGAGCCTCCGATAGTGCCTACGAGGCCCAGAAGGGCTCCCGCGGTTCCGTCTTTCTTTTGGCCGTCCTTATCGCCGCGCATGTCGAGCTTCGGCGCGTCGAGTTTATTCTGTTTTTGCGGGTCGTCGGCAAGGTCTTCAACTATTGATTTGTCGTCGGTGCCCCCGGTGTACGGAAGCGCCGGGTTGCTGCCGACCAAGCCGCCGGGGTTGTATCCGATGCGTCCGCCGCGCGCGACAAACACAGAGCCGAGGCCCTCGCCAACACCCCCAAGGTCTTCTGCCGGAAGCTCGCCAAGCGACGCCGTTGTAATTTCAGAAGGCGCCGGTGCCACCTCGGCCGTTTCCAGCTTTGCTGCGCCCAGCCCCGGCGCCGGTGCCACCTCGGCCGTTCGCTGCGGCTCCGCTGCGCCCAGCCCCGGAGCAGCGCTCGTCCGCACGGGCGCCGGCTCCGGGGTGGCGGGAGCCGCGCTCGGCTGTGCGGAGGGAGGCAAATTTTCGGTCTTAACACTTCCCGGCGAAGTTGACGCCGTGTAGCCCGGTTGCGCCGGCTGCTGACTGGCGCGCTGCTCACGCCACCAGTCGCCAACCCCCTTGTATGCCTCCTCGCCGACCTTGTAGGCCTTCTCGCCGACCTTGTAGGCCTTCTCGCCCGTCTCGACGGCGCCGACGGCATCCTTGATGCCGCCCCCGACTACCTCGCCGGTTGACTTCGGCGGCGGCGGCGGCGGGGACAAGTTGCCTTTCAATATCGAAGGCGGGGTTATCGGTTTGGCGCTCCACCCCTGCTGCTGCCCCTTGGGCAGTGATTTACCCGCAATGCCGTAAGGCAGCGACCCTGCACCCGGGTTCGCAAGCATCTCAAGAATCTGCTGCGATCTTGCGTCGACACCCGGCGTCACCGCGCCCGATAATGCAAACGCGGGGCGAGGCGCGCCGAGGGCCGCCATGCTCGGATGCACGGCGCCGCCCTCGGACGACGGCATCAGGCCGCCCCCGTAGGCGCGCTCGGCGTGCTTCGTCGCGGCGTCGTAGTCGACGGCCTTGATGCCCTCGGCCGTCTCGCTGACGGCCTCCGGGTGGTGCTTCTCGACGTCCTGCGCCGAGAGGCCAATCTGCGGCTGGTTCGATCCCTTGTACTTGAACTTGATGATCTTCTGGCCGTCGTGGGTGCGGCCGATCTCGGTAATGTCTTCCTTGACGCGCTCGTCCGAGAAGAACGGCGTCGGCGAGCCGGTGACGCCCGACGTCGTGCTGCCGTAGAGCGGGCCGCCGCCGTAGGCGATGTTCGCGAGGAACTGGGCGATCTGGAACGGGTAGCCCTGCTGCTGCTGGTACTGGTTGTACAGCGCCGCGTTCTGCTGCTGCTGCGTCTGCTGCTCCAGCGTGCCGGCGCCAAGTAGCGCCTGCCCGCTCGCCAGCCCCGTCTGCGTGCCCTGCTGGCCTATTCCGGTCAGTCCTTGGGCCACATTCTGCCCGTAGCCGAGGAGGCCCTGCCCGAGGCCCTGCTGGGCCTGCGCGGCCGCCATCGGCTGCTGGAAGGCCTGCTGGCCGATCTGGAGGAGCTGGGGCGAGAGCTGCTGCATCGCCGCCCGGTTGGCCTGCCCCGCCTGAAGGCCCACACCCTGCTGCTGTTGCCCCGCCTGCAGGGCCTGCCCGTAGCCTTGCGAGAGAAGCCCGGCCTGCGTCTGCTGCGCGGCCAGACCCTGCTGGCGCGCCAGATTCGCGGCCCCAATCGAGCCTCTGTCGCCGCCGAAGGCGCCGCGCATCGCCTGCGAGCCCATGAGCTGGCTCTGCTGCTGTTGCTGCTGCTGGTACAGACCCTGCATCGTCGGTGCAACAACCGACTGCAGGTAGGGGTCCATGTACTGCCCGATGTTGAGCTGCCCCGGGTTCACCGCCTGCGCGCCGGCCAATCCCGCCATCGTAGCCGCGCCCGTGTAGGGCGCGCCCGCCGCCTGCGCCGTGTCGATATTCTGCCCCGCCTGCCCGTAGTAGGGGAGGGCGGCCTCGGCTGCGCCGGTCAGGGCCGTGGTCGCGGCCTGCTGATAGGGCTGGTAGCCCTGCCCCGCGTTGGCGATCTGGGCAGTGCCGGCCTGCTGGGTGGCCGTCAGCGGCGCGACGAACTGGCCCGTGTACGGCTGGAACGGCTGCTGCGCGGCCGTCTCTGCGCGGGCGTTGACCGCGTCGTAGCGCGCCCGGACTTCGGGAGGGATTGTCGTCGTCTGCTGCTGGTAGGTCGTGCCGCCGGCACCACCCTTACCGCCGCCGAACGCAAGATGCCGGCGCGCAATCGGGGGCGCGCCGTCGAGGCCCATGAAGTCCTCGAAGGGGGCCCCGTCGTTCCAGATCTTGCGTTCAGAGAACATCAGTGTTCAGCCTTGTTGGTGACGCCCGACGGCAGCCGGCGCCGCTTGGTGTTGTTGGCGACGGCGGTCAGAACTTGCAGGTTCCACGGCACGTGCAACCCTCGGCTATGCGTTCCTTTGATAGGATAGATGTGGTCGACTTCGTGAGCCACCCCGGTTTGCGTCGTCCGAGCCAGCGCGATGTCGTAGAACTCGGCAACCTGCGCGCGCTGGATAGCGGTGAGCCACGACGGTGTCGCCTGTTTCACTGCGGTCTTTCGCGCTGCTTTTCCCGCGCGCAGTGCGTCGCGGTTTCGCGCACCCCATTCGCGTCCGTATTGTTTGCGTGCTTCAGCGTTACGTGCGTAACGAAGCTGCTCGACGGCCACGCGACACGCCTTACACATCCGCCTAAGCCCGTCGGGGGAGTTTCTAACGCGCCCGAAATCCGCGCACGTTTTCATCTCGCTGCAGCGTGTGCACGCGCGCGGCGCGTCAGGTGATACGGTCACCATTGCGGGGCGTGCGTGTTTTTTAGCGTAGTTAGCGCGTGCGCTCTTGTTGTGGCATTGCTTGCACCAAGAAGACGGCGATCCGTAGACAGTCTTGTAGAAATGGTCGGCGTCTTTAGCTTCGCGGCATTTCGTGCAGGTTCTCATTTGTTGGTCACCCCCGTCTCGGCGCCACACAACCAATAGGCACCGGAGGGCTTACCGAAAATGCGCTCGTACAGGCGCACCTTCCCCTCCGTCCGGCTGTTTGACAGGATGCCAATCATCAGGGGCATCTCAAGTTTCGACGCCGCCGCCTTGGCGAATTCGCACAGTTTGCGCGCGCGGCCGCCCTTGGCGCTGCGGTACTCCGGGTGGACGAACACGCCGCGCTCCTCCAGCACGACCTGATCGCTGTACCAGAGCTTGCAGGTGCGCATGAGGATGCCCCCCTCGAAGTGGTCGGAGCCGGGGGCCCCGATCACGCCGCAGATGCCGCCGTCGCGGTTGAGCGCGGGCCACACTTCTGCGAGAAGTTTCTGCGGGTCAGGATGCACGAAGCCGTTCTCCTCGCTCCCCTGCAGACAGAGGGACATGAATTGATGTATGTCGTCGGGTGTGCCGACGCGGACGTGGATGTCGGTCATCTGCTTCTCCTCAAGCATTGACGGGGTTGCGGGAGTGCCCACTAATCAACCTTTGGACCCGGAAGATTCTCAAGCGTCTTGATGGTCTTCGCCCTGAACCGCTTTACAAACTCGTCGAGGATCCTGTGCCCGTCGTCGAGCGAGCCCTTGCCGAGCCGCACGACGTCCTCGGGGTGGATCACGTACTCGCCGCCGGCGGCGACGATGGGGACCGTTGCGCTGCCGCCTTCCGCCTTGCCCGGCATGGGCGCGTTGTAGGGCAGCACGTCGTCGGTGTAGGGCTGGTCGCCCTCGGCCCCATACGGTTCGCCGGACTGGCCGTAAGGTGCGCCGGCGCCCGCCTTTGAGGCGTCGTAGAAGGGTGAGGTGAAGATCGACTTGGCGACCTTGAAGCCCGCCGTCGTGTTGCCCTCGCCCATGGCCGAGATGATATCAGCCGGAATGACATACGCCCCTGAGGGGACGTGCATTGGGAGATGATCCGTTCTTCCGGCAACGGCGCTGTGGATCGCGCCGGTGTGGACCTTGCCCCCGGTGGCGCGCGTCTTGCGCGCCGTGTTCAGGGCGGCGGCGATGGCCTGCTCGCGCGGACGCCCGGCGTTGAGCATTTCGCCGATGTTGGCGCTGATCGTGGCCTGCGAGGAACCGCGCTTCAAGGGCACTTAAATACTCCGGGTAACAGGCTACTATACCGCGCCTTGTGAAGACCCCAAAGATGTCACCGTGTCAGGATACCCGCAGCACTGTCACGATTATAGACGGCATGCCGGGTGCCGCGGGGGGCCCCGCGGTGGCGGCGGCGGCGTAGACGCCCACCGACGTGGCAGTCCCGCCCATCCACAGCTGGTAGTAGTCGCCCACGGTGGTGCAGTCGAGCTTGATGCCCAACGCCAAGATCGTCGGCTCCGCGTTCAGGCATACTACTTTGGTGTTGCTGTAGACGACGTCCGAGCCGTTTTTGCGGAACCAGATCGAGCATATCTTGTTGGACGCCGTGGCCTGCACCACCGCCGACACCGAGAAGAAATACGTGCCTACGTTCGGCAGGGTTATGCGCGACGACGCGGCTAGCGTGATCCCGGCCGTGTCGCTCACCGTGTTGAACGTGAGGACTTGGGCCGTGTTGGTTGCCGCGATCAGTTGCGTCGTGGTGTCGTAGACCATGCTGTGCGGCGTCGGACCCGTCCAGTATGACATCAGATGATCCCCCACGCGGTGCCGGTTGAAACCAACGTGATGCTTTCGTATTGCACCGACAGGATCTGCGAGGCGCCCCCGTCGATGAACTCGCCACCGGCGGCGGCGACAGTGATGCCGCCTGCGCCGCTATTCTTGACGATGAACACCTGCCCCTGAATTCCCGCCGCCGTGGGCAGTGTCACCGTGAACGTGTTGGACGTGCAGTCGACGACGCAGTCGGTCAACGCTATCGTGTAGGTGCCGCTGATTGGCGTGTATTTGACCTTGAGGGCGGCCCCGAGCGAGGGCTGGATCAGCGTCAGGAAGTCCGCCATCAGGCGCTGGATGCCGTTGATCGCGACGACGCCGTTCTTCTGGACCGTAATGACGTCGTCAAGCGATGCCATCAGAATTTTCCTGCCGGTGTGATGCGGTAGCGCGGGGCGCCGATGCGCCAGAACGTGTCGATGTCGTTGCTCTCGAACTTGATCGACACCAGCCGCCCGCGCAGCCGGGGGGTGATGTACTGGGTCGCCTGTGTCAGCGTGTAGGGGCCGTGGACGCGCGGCGTCTGGCTGGGATAGTCGGCGACATAGAATGTCATCAGGAGCGAGGCGTTCTGGGCGCCGTTGTAGTAGCCCCACTTGAAGTCGGGCCAGACCTGATCAATGAACGAGAGCAGGTCACCGTCCTGCAGCGTGAAGTAGCCCGTCTGGAAGCTGGCCGCCAGCGGCTGGCCGTCGGCGTTCGGCGACGTCTCGTGCTGGAAGATGAGGCCCGTCGGGGCGCCGCCGATGGGCGGCCCCAGTACCGACTGGTTGATCCACGCCGTGCGCGAGAGGTAGCCGTAGTCCCAGCTGCTGGTGCCCGCAGAGTATTTCACGTAGGCGTCGATCTCGCCGCCGCCCGCAGTCGTCGGGAAGAACCACGAGATTTCATTGAAACGTGAGTTGGGCGCGCAGCGGATCTTGTCGACGTTCGCCGTGTCGAGCTGCTGGAACACGAAGTCCCACACGGTGCAGGGAAGGTCGCGCACGCCGTCGCTGTAGATGTAGAACTGCGACGGGCCCATCCAGAACGTGACGTTGTTCAGGAAGCCGAACGCCTTCTTGGCGATCAGGCCGCAACCCGTCGCCAGCTCGTTGAAATTGTAGACGTCGGGCAGGTTGACGTACTGCATCGCCCAGAGCGCGAGGTCCGTCCAGAGCAGGCCCTGCTGCGGCCCCTGCGCGCCGCCGATAATGCGGCTGCCCTTGGTCAGGCGGTAGGAACCCGCCTGATTGACCGGCGTAGCGATCCACGAGTTGAAATTGTTGAGGTCGCACCACCGGATCAGCAGGTGATCCTGCACACCCGTAAACGTCGAGGCGAGCGCCACGATCTGGCGCTGCGGCATCGCGAGGAAGACGCTGTGGTTCGTGATAGGCGCCTGCGGGATGATCTGGGCATTCTGCAGGCCTGTCGCGGGCCCCCACTGGAATATCGGGCCGCCGGGGTCGACGTCTACGGTCTGCGTCGGTGCCCCGTCGGGGGAGGCGATCAGGATTTCGCCCCAGTTATCCAGCGACCAGTCGTCGGCGGTAATGGGGAAGCCCACGGCAGCCGAGGGGGTAGTCCCGGTCGAGTAGCCGCCGACGGAGTACCCGCCGGTCGAGTATCCCCCACCGGGGGGAAGTGGCCCATAGCTGATGTAGTAGACGTAGCGGGCGTCGCCGCCGTTGATCGATTCGGTTTCAGTAGTCTCCGGGTCTTGGGGCGCCTGAATTGTAAACGTGTCGACGGTTGGCACCGTCAGTACGGTGTAGTCCCCCTCCAGCGTCGTGCTGCCGACCACCGTCGCTATGAGGACAGGGTAGGTATCGCCAACTGCGTACCCGTGGTCGTTCAGCGTGACCGTGACGATGGATGTCCCTGAGGTCGTGTCGAATACGGCGACGTCGCCGCCGTTGGTGACAGTGGCGGTGGCGAGCGCGGGATCGCCCAGCACGTCCGTCGCCGCGATCTGATACGTGGTGGAAGATGCAGAGATGCACGGGTAGACCCCGAACAGGATCAAGCCGCCGACGCTGATGTGCGCCGGGATGAACACCGCGTCGTAGCCAGTGATATTGCTGCCGCCGCTGCCGACGGTCCCGGGGACAGTCTGCGCCCCGGTCGTGGCGTTGGCGTAAGACACTGAGCCGGCACTGGAGGCCGTCACGGTCGCGGTGGAGTTGTAGCCCCCGGGCGTCACGCCCGCGACGACGACCGCCGCGCCGAGGGGGAAGACATACGTCCCCGCGTAGGTGATCGTGGCGGTGGTGCCGTCGCCCGAGGCGCCTGTCGTGGCGGCGCTGAAGCCGGGGTCGGCTATGGTGACGATGTCGCTCCCGAGTGTCGTCGTGCAGTCGACCGCAGTGTTCTGGACGTAGTACTGCGGGGTGATAGGCTGCAGCACACCCCCGTCAACGTCGTAGACGTACAGCGGCGCGCCGACTGCCGGCGTCGACACTGACGTCTCGCACCCGATGGCTAGGTAATCGTTGGCGAGGTTGTCGCGCCAAGCCCACAGGGCCCTCGGCACGGCAGGCACCGCAGTGGGGTAGAAGCGCGTCCAGCCCCCGAGCTTCTGCACGAGGCCGAGGTTCTCCCGGTCGCGCATGAAGCGGATCAGTTGGGTCTGGTTGATCGCGGCCTCGTTCAACGCGGGCGTGCGCTGCGTGTCGACCGTGGGGATCAGCTTCAGGCTGGCGTGCATCGACTACCCTCGCGTCGGCGTCGCGGCAACCGCCGGCGACATCGACGACCACGCCCCCGCCTCAAACTTCTTGCGGGCCTCCTCGACCAGCGCGCTCTTCAGCAGGGTCTGGTACTGCGTCTCGTAGTTGATGGGCATGCCAGCGTCGTTCGGCTGGCTGGCGCCGAGGGCGAAGTCGCGCTGGTATCCGCTGATGAAGACCATGGAGGCCATGAGGAACAGGTCGGGCAGGTACGTGCTGACGAAGGTCGTCACGTTCGATGCCGACAACGAGTCAGGGCGAACGGTGCCGACGATCTCCACGCTGTAGTTGGCGTTCGGCCACGGCGCGATCAGAGCCGTGTTCTGGTTCAGCATCGCCATCCACTGCGGGACGCCCGTCGCGCTGGGGGAGGCGTAGACCGTGTCCATCCAGACTTTGGTCGTCGGCAGCAGGTTGACGCGCGTCCCCGCGTCGGGGTTCGCGGTGCCGACGGGGGTGATGACGTTGATCTCCTGCACCGTCACGAACTGGGAAATCGGCCACGTGATCTGGCGGCTGCCGGTCGCGCACGCGAACCCGGAGGCTGCGGTGACAGTCGAAAGCAGGTCGAGGTCGCGATAGATGCGGTTCTCAGCGTAGGTGATGCACTGCGGCAGGTTGGCGACGAAATTGACGTCCGTCGGGTCCACGACCGCGAGGTTGGCTAGCTCCGTGACGTATTGCGTGTAGGTAAGGCCGGTGGTCATGCCCTAGTCCTTGTTCAGTTGGTTCGTCAAGTCAACCAGCTTGGCACGCTCGGCCGCGAGAAGAGCACCAAACGCCGCCAGCTCGTCGGCCGTCGTCGCCGCCGGGCTCTGCGACAGGGCCACGCCCCGGCTGACGATCTCGGTCACGTCCATGCCCAGTTTGATTGCCTGCGGCATGAACTGGATGGTTTCACCGAGGATGGCGATGATGGCGCCGATCATGTCAGCCTCCCTTGGCCGAAGCGAGGATCGACTGGAGGACGGGGATGCCTTGCGTCGCGACTGCGATGGCCGCCACCACTTTGCTCTCGGTGACGCCGGGGGTCGAGGCGACGTTCATGGCGGCGAACAGCGCCTTGCTGATCTGGTCGTTTGCCGCGCGCAGCTTGGCGACGATGGTTGGATCGGAGCAGGTGATGATCGTGCGCGGCTCCGTGCAGCGCGGTCGCTTGTTGTAGGCGACGGCGACGGTCAGGACCGCCTCGTAGGCGATCTCCGCTTCGAGCACCATCTTCTGCGCCGCCGCCGTATTGACGGTCGGCTGCGGCGACGGCTGGCAGGCCGCCAGCGCGAGGATCAGTATTAACGCTATTGAGTTTTTCAACTCATTCTCCTGCGCTAGGGTATATTTCCGCCGACGGGATTAGCCACGCCCGGAGCCGCCTCGGTAATCACCTTCGTCCCCGGCGGGATAGGGTTGCCGGACGGAGACTCGTTCATCGGCCCGTAGCAGTCGGCCAGTTTCGCGCCGTTTGTCGATCCGGGGCGGATGACACAGGGGAACGACCACATGTTCGACATGCCGCCGCCGGGAGCCACCGTCGTGACGAACGTGCGCGGCTTCGCGGGCGCGACAGCCCAGCTAGGGGCCTGCGGGTACGATAAGTAGGCCACCGAGAACAGCGACCAGACTTTACCCGGCCCCGGCGGGGCGCAGGAGCCGTTGGTCAGATTGAGGTCGGCAATCGCGGGTCCAGCCAGCACCGGGCAAACCGAATGTCCGAGCGGGTAGACTATATCGCCCACCGTGATGGTTTTATTCGGGACGGGCGTCGTGCCGCTGGCCGCGCACAACGCGAACTCGCCGGGGCAGATCGCGAGCTTGATGCCCTGCGCTTGCGCGGTGGTGCCGATGGCGACGAGGACGAGCGCGAGGACTAGGCGTGTCATGTTGGCGATACTCCGTTGTCGGCCTTGTCCATCGCCGCAGCGACGACGGTGGCGGGGGCGGTGGTGGTATCGACCCTCACGGTGACACCGGGCATTGCACCGACAGACAGGGCGATGTTCTTGGGCGAGCGCGTGATAATACCCCAAACCACGGTGCCGACGATAGCGATGATCGGTGCCGCCTGCGCGACGAGGTTGGTAAGCTGCCCCGCCTGTTCGTTGGAAAGCCGCCCGCTGGAAACCAGCCACGTCAGGCCGATGCAGGCGGCGGTGCGGAGAAGGGACTTCCACTGGTCCTGACTAAGCCCGAGGAACATGATTGCCTCCTAAAGACATACGAGTAAGCACGCCCACGACTCCGTCAACGTCGCCGCACGCCGGGTGCGCCCGCTGCCACTCCATGACGGCTCGCTTGGTGTCGGGACCGAAGTCGCCGTCTGCCGTAATGCCGAGGGCTTTCTGGAGCGCCACAACGTCGGGGCCGGGGCTGACACCAATCATCATAAGCCGTGGTGGGGGCGGCGACGCCACGACGCCGTCCTCCGACAGACGGGACTTGAACACGTTGACCGCGTCCAGAACGTCACTCAGTCGCTGCGCGTAGTTGGGGTCGGTGGCGTAGCCGTCCGCCGCCAGACGCCGGAAGTACTCCTGATCCGACATGGTGTTGTCGTGGTCGAACACGTTCCTGTAGCGGCTGTTGTTCTTCAGGAACTGGAAGTGGTCCTCGATGCCATCCGCCAGAGTCGAGTAATCGCGGAAGGGTGCCACGATGTGGACGACCGCGCCGTTCTCGACCTCCCACGTTGGCCGCATCACAACCGCGCCCTTCCAGCCGGAAGACGCCTTGATCCCGAACACGTTGTTGCCGATGGCCGAACGTCCCCAGCCCGTCTCCTGCGCCGCCTGCGCCACGATGGCCTCGGGGCTGCATCCAATCTTGGCGGCGGACGCCTTGGATGCGCCAAGCATGCGCGCCACCCACTCCAACTTTTTCTGCATGCCGGGGTCGGTGTAGGGCTTGGCGACGACGTACATGACGCCTCACAGTTTCAGAAAGTTCTTGGCCAGCGCGCCCGTGATCAAGGTCAGCGCACTAAAAATACCAGCCGCCACCACCCACGCGACGTTTTTCAAGGCGCGCAACTCATGCCAGACCTGCCGGTTCTGGAGAAAGCACTCTTGAAGATGCGCCGCAAGAGTCTTGTCGATCTCGTGCATCTTTTTAGTGAGTTCAGTCTCGTTCACGGCGCGGTTCCTTACGGCTTAGCGGGCGTCGGCCTCGGCCTGCATGACCGCCATTTTGAACTGCAGGGCGAGGTCAGGGTGATCGGCTGCTCAAGCGAATTTTCGATCTCGGGCATGTTTCATCCTCGTAGTTGCCACTCAAGAATATACCGCATGTCAGGAGAAGGGTAATCTTGACATTATGGCGGGTGATATCTTCAGCCCCTCGGCAAGCAAGCGCCTAATAGACTCCTCGCTCGACAAGCACCGCTTTGTAGAGGTCCAGTGTGACGTCATCTATGGAGCTGATGATCAGCATCCCCTGTGAAGCCCATCCCGTTCCCGCGATGACAGTAGCCCCCGAGGTTACAAAACCATGATTGAACTTGGCGTCTGTGTATGGCTGCGGAATCGTCAAGGCACTGGGTGTTTTTACAACTGTTTCGTCTAGCTCAATCGATCCTTGGATTGCCGCAGCGTTGTATTTGAAAACGACAAGATGATACGCCGTGTTTAGGACGCTCGCCGCTGTCGCAATAAAAGTGTTTGTTTGATAGTTGCTGTAAAAACGAATAACGCCAGCGGACGTGCAGGCAAGCGCCATGGCTTGCGTCGTGCTGTTTGTGCCCCCAAAGACAGTGAGGTTACCGGGGGTCAGCGCGCGAAGAAAATATGCCACCGTAAAATCGCCGCTGGGTATGTTCATAAAACTGTTACCCACCATCTTTCGGTGGTTAAACCCGGAGATATTGGCCCCCGCCGCGTTCATGCCCGTGCGGAATTCAAATTGAGTTGGGTCGCTCGGATCGTAGCCGCCATAGGGGTAGTCGTTAGTGGTCAGGGCGTTGAATTGCGGCTGGTTTGCGCCAATAAGTTGACGGCTGCGCCATTGCGCAAGCGTAGCATCCCCGGCTAATTCGCGTTCATAGCCTTTGGCGTCGACCCAACAGAGAAGGTCTGCACGCGCTTTCAGCGCGCTTTCGGTCTGTGTAAGCGGCGATTGCGGGTAAGCGCCCGTTGCAACCTGATCCGAAATTATGAGGCTTTGAATGCCCATGATTAGCTGCTCCGGGGGACAGTGGAGTTGATAGGTGATCCGGGGCGGATGAACTGCCGCGCCAGATACGGGTTAAGAGGTCGTGGGTTCTGCGTGGGGGCGGCAGGCGTCGGGTTAGACGGTGTTGGCGCTTCAAGGCCGTCCCAACCAATTGAAGAATACGCACCCCGTAAGAGTTCAAAACAATGCCGCGCGCCGACGTGGGCGCCTGCGCCGCTGCGTAGGAATTGCGCGTAGGTTTGGGTTCCGCCGTACCCGCTGCCCCCGACCAGACCTGTGTAGCCCACTACTTGCCCCCCGGAAACGACAGAGGTAGCAGTGGCACCCGTGCCGGCGCCGCCGATAGCTATCTGATTTCCGTTAGCCCAGCTATTGCCGGGGTTGGTGATAATGATGTCAACCACAGACCCCCCAGACACTACGGCGTATCCTTCTGCCTGAAAACCGCCGCCCGTCCCCACATTTGCGTTCTGGCGCATGCCAAAACCAAAACAATATCCGCTGGCGGGGCCCGTAGGGGGTGCTGAAAGGGTCGCGCGAAGAATGGTTCGTTGAGGCGCAGTTATCGAGGTGTCCAAAACCGAAAAGCCGGTGATTGTTGGCGGCGAGCCGCTGCCGTCAGTAAACTCACACCCGTAATAACCTTGAATACCTACCAAACCGATGACGTCACCCGTTTGATTAAAGTTCAAGGCGTATTGCGCGCCGATATCAAAATCAAAAGTGGTTGCGCCAGACTGCCAACAGTTATTAACTGCGGGCGTTACCATACCGCCCAGAAAAAGGTGGTCAGCGATATCTTCGGCTATAAGCTCGCCTTCCCATAGATAGTTAAGGTTGGACTTGTGCGTGCCGTCTTGATTATCGGTCTGCGTTCCCCCTCCGACTAAACAAACGCGTTCGTCGGCCATGGCAAGCCCGAGTTGCGCTTGCGATTGGCCGAACTCAGTCATGAAGTCGTCTGGCGCTACGGAATCCTGTCGCATGAACAGCATGACTTTTTCTGTCTGCCCTGTAAGACGCGGCAACTCTTCATTCCAGATATCTAGGAACCGAGAGCACATGAGCTGGTACCGCAATGTCTGCGTGATGCCCGCGTTGGCGTTGCCGTGGACTTGAATGAAGCCCCGAACAGCAACTCGCTTGCCGATGCTGGCCCCCCACGCCACTGCGCGTTCCACATTCTGCTTTAGTGCTTCACCATTAAAAGTGCCGGGGCCTAGTTCGGCCAGCGTCTGTCCTTGGACACCTTGCGTAATCACAGCTTGATGAATATGCCGTCCCGTCGCCTCATAAACCCTATCATGGAGACGTCCGAGCATCCGCACCCAGCCTGTCTCGCCTGAAGGGTTAATGCCGATAGAAAAGATTTGTTCGTATGCGTTCACCATTGAGGACCAGTAGTCGCCGTAGGGCACAACACCCACACTCGGCATCCAGCAATAAGGGTACCAACTCATTCCGGAGGCCACTGTCTGGTCCGTGTAGACGACCGGATTGATGAGGCCGCCGCCAAGCGTCAAGGACTGCCCGAACACAATATACAGCCACACGGTATCACCCGTGGTGGTGACACGCATCGGGGTTTGGAGCTGATACGAGCTGTCGTATTGCGCGGCAATTTGCGTGGCCTGCGACAAACCCCCCTGCGGAGGAGCTTCTCCGAGAATCGTCCCGTCGGCATTTAAAAACCACGGCCCCCTGAAGCCGTAGCCGGGCCAGTCGTCTAACACATTTCTATTGGCTCCGGTCGCCTGCAGCGCGGCAATTTCCTCGTTCGTCGTCTGCGCCGACCAGATCAATTGGAAGTTTGCGTCCAACAGCGCGACATCGGGGCCGACATACGGAGCCACGAAGCCCGGCCAATCGTCAGTCAAAAACTCTTGATTAAGCGCCCCCGCCGCCGCCGTTGCGGCTATGCCGGCGGAAACATCGCTTGCTGCCGCCGAAATTCCCGAAGCATCAGCGGACGCCTGCGAGGCGTTGGCTGATGTCTGCGCGGCGCCAGCGGACGCCTGCGAGGCGTTGGCTGATGTCTGCGCGGCGCCAGCAGAAGCCTGTGCTGCGGCTGCCGCCGCCTCGGCTTCCGCTACATATGGGGTAACTTCCGAGATGTTGTACGCGCCGATTTGCGCGGCCGTTACTTTAACCGATACTCCTGCCTGAACAGCTTCAAGTTGTTCGCTACCACTCAGGGCAATCGCTGCAGGTAGATTCGGTATCTGAATGTTGCTCATGTCAGCGGACCTGTCTCGGGGACGTCGGTGTTGTTGTACGGCAGCCCCGGATCGTCGTTACCCGGCGCGTTGGGGTCGGTGCCCGGCTGCTCGTTGAGACTGCCCGGCGCCGCGCCCGTCTGTTGCGTGACGCGAGTGTCGTCGTTCTGCGTGATGCGCCCGTCGTTGCCGGGGATCGGAATGCCCGTCCAGAAGTCGACCGTGTCCTGACCGCTGGTCGTGCGCCGCGTCGTGGACGCCGCCGCGAAATCCTGCACACGCGAATTCATGATCGGCACCGGATCCGCGGGGATCACGATGGCGCGAAGCTGCTGTTGCTGGTCATCGTTACAGGTACGGCAGACGAGAACGCGCGTGTTCTGCAGCGTCGCGCCTCGCCAATCCATTTGCCACTCAAGGGCGTTATGGTTGTAGCGAAAGCCGCAGCGATCACAGATTGCATGCGCAGCCGGCGATGACGGGCTAGTGCGAGCGCGGCCAGAACGGGATGCGTAGCCCATGGATCACCTCACGGCCGGTAATAGCCGAAGATCTGCGGAGAAATATACTGCTGCGCCTGCTCGATGTTCTGTTCTGCCGCGATCTTGTAAGTCTCGTCAGCGACCGCCTTGAGGCCCACCGCGACCTGCGGGTTCCATACCTTGGCGAGCCTGTACGCGAGCCCGTCGGCGAAGGCTTCGAGCCAGAGATACGGGATCTCGGCCGTCTGCCCGCTTGTGAAGGCCGAATCCTGCAGGCGGCGCACGCGGTAGTATTTCAGCGTCGTCGTGCTGGCGCCGTCCGGCACCGGCCACAGCGTGACGGTGGGGTTGATCAGGCGGTCGAACCAGAAAGACGTGGGGAAGCCCTGCTGCTCCTTGTTCGGGTACGTCGCGTACTCTGAGCGGCTGACGGGCATGATGATCCGGTCGATGTTCGAGCCGCTGCTTGACGTCACCATGTAGGCGTCGAGGATCATCACCGTGTTGGCGTCGACCGCATACGTCGAGACGCCCTGCGTCACGGGGGTCGTCACGAGGTCGACAGCCCACAGGTTGACGCCTTGGTTCGACCACGTCGCCAGCATCATGTTCGTAGCCATGCGGGCGCTTTGCATGTGCTCCTGCACGAGCGACGTCGGCCTGATCTGGCAGAGGTTGAACGCGTAGAGCGTCAGCTCGCCGAGGGAGGGGTCGAAGGTGTAGGTGGAGCTGGTGGTCATACGTTTGCACCGACAGAAGTTGCCCACGCCTGAATGGCGTTATATTGCGCCAGTTCCTGCGCGCCGGAGAGCGGGCCACCGACCACAACGAAACCGACAGAGGACGCCCGGAAAGAGGCCGCCGTGCCCGCGTTGTTGAGCGCCCCAATGTAGACGGACCGCGTCGGCGCCAGCGCCTCAACAGCTGCCGCCGTACCGTTGGCCAGCGCCACGCCGCGATTATACATCTGTACCGTTAAACCGCCGTTCGCGCGGCTTGCGGTCTTGAGGCCGCGACTGTCGGTTGTGGCGAGCGTGAAGTTTAGTGTCGCGCAGTTCGCGCGGGCAGTGGCAAGCAACGCGTTCCGACAATTGACGACTGACAGCGCGCGCGTGGTGGTGTCCAAAGTGCCGGCGGAAACCCCCGCCGAAGACACATGTGTGCGCTCGTAGGCGCCGATGCGCTGGTCTGTGCCTGTGCAGTTGAAACCGTCAAGCGAGGGCACGAATCCTGTGTCGATGTACTGCGTCGTTCCGTTGAAGACGTAGCCCCTGTCTGTCGTAAAGGTCGGCGTGGCCACGGGTGTAGCAAGGCGTCGTTGCTTCAGGCTGGTCAGTGCCTGCGCTGCGTTTTCAGCCCACAGCGAACAGTAGTCGTCAGTCAACCACCATGCGCCAGACGCCATATCGGAGGTTATGAACTGACGAATGATCACCATGCGGTTCGCCGACACGCTTCCGCCGTTGGCAACCACGGCGGATCCGTACAGGTCAGCGATGCTGTTCACCGACGTCGTACCGAACGTCGTGAGGCCATCGCCGTACAGGTCGCGGCCGTTTGCGTTGAGGGTCAGCCTGTTCGCGCCCAACGTCAGGCCGCCGCCTACTCCGAGGCCTGCGCCATCGTTAGAGAACCCGACCATTCAGGAAACTCACTTCGGCACCGCGCTCGCCTGCAAGAACGTAGACGTCACGGTTCCCGTGCCGCTGTTCAGGAGGACGCGCGCGAATACCGGCGTGAAGTTGTAGTTGGTCTGCTGCGTCGTAGTTGCGCCCACGACGTTGATGTCGGAACTCGAAACCCATGTCATCGTCGCAGGGGTCATGGTGGCTCCGGGTACATTCGGGTCGTCCAAGGTCTGCTGGACAGTGTAGTTGACCGTTCCGCTGACCGTACACTGGATCGCGACGCCGTGGGGCGCGTAGTCGTCGAGGCGCACCCACGGGCTGGCGGCTACTCCGTTCGTTCCGATGGATAGGTTGCCGGTCAGCGCCGCGCTGCAGTAGGCGCTCGTCACGGTCTTGTAGTCAAGGACGGACGCCACGGTGCTGGCATTGACCAGCGTCACCGTCTCCGAAATCAAATCGCCGGCCCAGTTCGTGCCCGCCAGCAGGATGGTCTTCGTCGTCTCGTTGGCCGTCGTCGTGAACAGGACGCGGCGCGCGGCGTCAAGGATTGCGACACCGGCCGTGACCAGCGAGCCGTTCAGCGTCAGGTTGCCGGCGCCGGCGACACCGGACGCTGTGCGGATGTTGGTGGCGCTCGCGCTGGCGAGGGGGCCAACGGTGACAGTAATCGGGCGCATCTACGAGGCTCCTAGCATTTCACGTCCCACTTCTTCAGCGCAAGGTTGATGCGGCTGTTCGGATCGTGGGCGGTTTTTGAGGAAGTCAGCTTTTCCTTCATCCCGCACATGCGGGCGCGGAAGCTGTCGCGGCGCGCGGCGGACGCCGGGCTGCCCTTGGCCTGCTCCGCGGTGACGGGCGGCTTGATGTTGTATCCGGTGGCGCGCAGAGACGCCCGGCCGGTGGCGTTCAAGCCGCCTGACGGGTTCTTTCCCTCGCGACGCTGCCATGCCGGTGTGCGGGCCATCAGGCACCTCGAAAAAGAGGACGGGGGCCGAGGCCCCCGCCGTAGGTCAGCAGCTGCTCTGCTTGCTGCTGCGGCCCCGAGCGGGGGTACCGCTATGAGCCGAGGAGAGCGGGTTCATGTTCGAGCCCGCGCGTCCGCCGCTCTTGCGAGGCATGCGGCCGGCGTTGAGCTTGGACATCTTGCCCTGCATCTTCACGGTCTTGCCGCCGCGCTTGCGCTCTTCGGCGGCGTCCGTGACATCGTCGGCGCCGGGACCGTTGTACTTCCCGTTCTTCCGACTGAGGTCTTCCTTGTAGGCGGCGACGCCGCCGCCGGCTTCACGATTTTTGCGATGACGAGCCTTCATGGCCTGCCTCCTTACGACGGGTTGACGGCGATGCCGCTGGTGGCCGCCGTAACGGTGCCGCCATCGACGTAGATCTGACCCAGCGAATTGGCGTCGGTGCCAAATTCGGAGATGCCGACGAGAGTGCAGTCCTTCATCAGCAGCAGGCCGCCAGCCGAGGCCGGGAGCGTCGCGAGGGCGCTCATGGTCGTCGAGGTCGACTTGATGTTGTTGATGAACGTGCAACGGTCGAACTTCTGCCAGCGATCAATGCCAGCCGCAGCCGCCACGATGATGCCCAACGTGGTAGCCGAGCTGGTCTGGAAGCTGAAGTTACAGCCCCTGAACGTGTTGCGCGCGGTGCCCCCGGAGAACGAGAGCGTGGCGTTTGCGACAGTGCGCGTCACGGTGTCGAGGCCAAACTCGCAGTCGTCGAAGGTATTCTCGCCCGTGCTGCCGCTGATCAGCAGCGAACGGCTCGACGTCGACTGAGCCGAGGCCGTGTCGCCCGCACCACCGAACATGACGTTCGAATAGTAGTTGCGACCGCCGCTGTCGGTCCACGCGATCTGGCTGGCGCCGCCGGTCGAGAAACCGTTGAACACCGAGAAGTTCGCGAAGATGCATCCCGTCGCCGACACCGTCACGAAATTGCCCGACCCGAAGGTCGCCATCGTGTAGGTGCCCGTCGGCGGCGCGATGCGAGCGCGCTGGCTGACCATGGTCGGAGCGCACATGCCCACGATGTGGCATGCGTTCTTCGACCAGACGAGCGTGCCGGCGGTAGCCGTCGAGTCGAGAACCTGCGCATTGGCCAGCGACAGGCGCTGGGTGGCGGCGGTCCCGCCGTCACCGACGATCACGGCCACGTCGTTCTGGCCTGCCGTCATCTTGTAGTGCGCTCCGTAGAGCGTCTGGAGGGGGCTGTCTGCCGATCCGGTGTTGCCGTCGCTTCCGTTGACGTAGTCAACGAAGAAGACGCTGCCGGTGGTCAGCGGGAGGCCGGACATTCCCATGGTGGGAATGCCGGCTACCGCCAGCCCGCTCAGGTGCGTAATACCCATGGTGAGCGGCTCCTATCAGGTGGTCGGGAAGGATCCGAAGATCGAACGGAAGTTGTAGTACCCGAACGAGTACCTCTCGTAGCCCTTCACCAGCAGGTTGTCGGTGACGAAGTCGACCTGCATGTCCGTTTCGAACTTGATGCGCTCCATGTAGGAGAGCCCGTCGATGTTGGTCAGCAGGAACCACGCGTAGGACGACGTCAGGAAGTCGTTGACCATGTAGCCTTCGGGCATACCGCCCGCCGTCGACATGATCGCGTTGACATCGTTGTCGGCCGTGCCGGGGCGCAGTTCCGTCTTGGTCAGGCGGATGGCGACCGGCTCAAGCTGCGGCGGCACGATGAGCTTCCGGGCGCGGGCGAAGACCTTGAGGCCCGCCTGATCCTTGAAGTTCGTCCGCACCGAGATCATCGCGTTCAGCAGCGACGCCTCGTTCAGGTCGACCTGAACCGCAGGCTTGTTGGCTACCGTGCCGCCGTCGATGGGGTGATCGGTGGCACAGAGTGCCTTGCCGTCGCCGCCGATGGAGGCATTGTAGGTCGTCGCCGTGTTCAGGATGTTCGCGCCGTAGATTTCCTTGGTCTGCTGAAAGCTTTCGATCAGGCCGAGGTTCGACGGGTGGAACTGCGTCTTGTACAGGTTGTCGTCGATGGCCTTGCGAGTGATCGCGTAGCCAAGAGCGATTTCCGTGTGCTCCTGATTGTAGACGAAGCGTTCGCCGGCGGCGTTGTCGAAGGCGGTCTGGCCGCCTTCGGTCTTCAGCTGGGCGAGCCCGAGGTACCGCATTTCGGCGGTGCGTTCGAGAGCCATCTTCGAATCGTGCTTGGTGAAGATCTTGTCGTACTGAGACGGGATCATCTCGTACTTGCCCTCGACGCCACGCAGGCCGGGGAGGAGCAAGTCCTTGATGGCGGAAAGATTAACAGCCATTGGTCATTACTCCTTAGCTGATGCCGGTCGGGCCGGCGCCATTCGAGCGCAGCCACTCGTTGTTGAAGCCGACGATGACCTGATTGTAGGCCGTGGTCGGATCAGCACCGGGGGCGCCCGGAGGGGCGGCGATCAGACCTCGCACGATGAACGGGAACGTCGCCGTGGTGTTGGCGGTGTCGAGATACGCGCCGGACTGGCCGGTGCTCGCGTCGCCCGTGCCGATGGCGAACTGGGCGTACTGGCCGACCTTTGAGCTAGTGACCGTGGTCAGCGTGCCCGTGATGTTGAAGGTCGTGCTGGTGCCCATGACGATGAACTGCGCGTTCGGGTCGTCAACGATGTACGCCTCGATGTCGCCGCTGGCGTCGCTGCCGGGCCAGTAGCTGTTCCACACGGTGCGCTTCTGCGAAACCGAGAGGTACTTGCAGCCGACGAAGATGCCGGCGAGCGTGGTGGTACCGGCGGCGCCCTGCGTGATGTAGCCGTTCGCGGTCGAGATGACCGGCATCACCGGGTCGCCCGAGTAGATCGGGGTGCTGTTGGTGGACGCGATCACGCGGGTCGACTGCGCGAAGGTGGGAGCGCCACCCGAGCCGCCGTAGTACTGCCGGAAACCGAAGGGCGAGTTCGTGTTCGCCATACCGGAAACTCCTTTGTGAAGGAAGGTCCGCTAGCGTCCCGAGACGTTGCAAGAGCCGTGAAAATTGAAGCCTCACACCGAGGAGGCAGGATGTATAATGCGCCAAGACGGCGGCGGGCTTCAACTTGACATACTGACAATAAAAAAGGGGGCCCTTCGGCCCCCTCTCTCACATGTGTTGAACCCTAGTCGTCCTTCGGAATCGGCATCGCCTCAAAACTTTTCTTGATCGAGGGCCGCGTGCGCGCGTCGGAAAATTCGCGCTCCATCGTGCCGGGGGGTGCCGCATTGAGCTGCTGCTCCTTGGCCTTGATCTGGTTGCGCGCCTTGCGCAGGTCCAGCTCCTCGATGCGCTCGGTGATTTCCCGCGGGCGCTGCATCAGGACCATGCCCTTGCGCTCGATGGTTTCACCCTTCCAGCCGGCGGGCATCATCTCTGGATGTCGCCGGGAGGGGACGGCCTCCCACCCGGTGCGCGCGAGCGCGACCTGATACGCGGGGTCTTCCTGCCCCATGATCGTGCGGCGCTTCCACTCGTATGTCCAACCGTCAGGTATCTGGTCGGGCGAGAAGTAGAACTCGTCGACGCCCTCGTCCATGCTGCCAAGATGGCCAAGGATTACGGCGGCGCGGCGTTTGGCGGCGGCGCGGGGGTCGTCGTCGCGCAGCTCCGGGCGCATGTCCGGGCGAACCGTCTCTTCGACGGCTTCTTCGGGGCGGCGCGTGCGGCGGCGGCGGCCGCCGGCGGTCTGGGGCAGTGTGTCCATCAGTTCAACCGTCCTTCCTTCTTGAGCGCGACTTTGTTCTTCGCGTACTCCTCGGGGGTCATCTTCATCATGTCGGCCATCTCACGCTCCTCGGAGGTGAGACGCACCACATTGCCTCCCCGTGTTTCACGGGAAACAGGCGCCGCAGGCGGCGGCGTCGAGCGCCGCGAGGCGGACGACAGCGGCTCTTCGGCGGCGGGAGCCTTGCGGACCCCCAGCAGCCCCTCGACGTTAGCGAAATAGTCTTCGCTGTCGGCAGCGTGGCCGTCGGCCACGGTCATGTTGTGCGCCGCGATCATCTTCTGGTTCAGGCGCGGGTCCGTCACGAACTGCGGGTGCCTGCGCACCCACTCGGCCGAGCGCGACGAGAGCTGCGAGGCAAACGCCTCGACAGGATCCGACGGGCGCGACACGGGCATCACGGGTTGCGGGGCGTTCTCAAGCGCCTGCTTGCCCTGTTCGAGCTGCAAGAGCTTGGCGGCGTGCGTCCCCATCTCCTCCTGATAGCTCGCGGCGGCGTCGTAGTCGCCGTTCGACATGGCCGCCTTGTAGTTGGCCTTGGCGATCTCGTTGCTCTGGCGCAGCGTGTCGATGGCGTTGGACACGAGGTGCAGGTTCGTCTCCTGCACCGTGCCCCGCGCCTCGTGCGCCGCGACTTCGGCGCTGTGACGCGCCGTCTCGGCCGCCTTGGCGCGAGCCTCCGCGGCCTCCAGCCTCTGCTTCAGGTCGTCGACGCCTTCCTCAAGCGTGAGTTCCTTCGGCGTCGCGTCTTCTTCGACGACGATATCTTCGTTTTCGGTGCTCATTGTGTCCTCACCACACACGGTCGGGCTGGTCGACCTTGCCCCTGATCGCCGTATCGTCGATCAGTCTGCAGGCGACGCCGTTGACGTTGATTGCCCAGCCATCGCTGGGGCGGAAGATGACCCAGTCGCCTTCGGCGATGCCGGCATCGACGAACCACTCGCCGCGCTCGTCAACGAAGGCCCTCGGACCCTTCTTCACGACGAGGCCCGCCTTGCCCTGAATGCGGTCCTCGGAAGTGTAGCTGTCCGTCAGGTAGATGCCGGATTTAGTTCGGCTCGGCCGCACGTAGATCGCGACCAAAACCGAATTGTTGAAGACATCGACACCGCTCGTGTCGCCAAGTGTCGCGAGCAAGTCCTTTTTCGGGTCGACGTCGTGCTTCATTGCCATCTGTGGCATGTCAGCTCCTCTCTGCGCCTTTAGTGATAGCCTCCGCTTCCTCATAGATGTCGAGCGCCTCGCGGAGGCCTTGGAAGCGCCCGGTTTCCCGTGCGTACTCACGCTCGGTCATCGTCCCGTTCATCACGTTGTGTGTGATGACGGTCATGCGTTCGGCGGCAAGGTCATTGAACTTGCGGCCAAGTCTCGTGTCGAACTTCACTGGCTCCTCCCAGTGGCCGAAGGTGGGGCGCCGCGCCGCGAGGAGTCAGCGCAGCGCCCCGTCGCCGGCCGGCGATTATTTCTTATGCTTCTGGATCGCGATCTTCTCGATGCGGCCCATGCCGCCCAGAGCGCCTGCGTCCATGTCCTTGTAGGAGCGCGCGCGGCCGCCTGACAGGCGCCCCACACGCTTGCCGTGCTCGATCTCGACCTTCTCCAGACGTCCCATGCCGCCCAGAGCGCCCGCGTCCATGTCCTTGTAGGAGCGGTAGGCGCGGCCGCCGCTCTTGCGCGGCATCGGGGGCATTCCCGGCGGGCCACCCATCGGCGGCATGCCCGGGGGCGGGCCGGGCGGCGGCATCGGCATCGGGGGCATGCCCGCGCCCATGCCCGGGGGAGCAATCGGCGGGACAGGCATCGGCGACGGCGTCGGCATCTTGGGCATCATCGCCTGCTGATCGTCGGGCTTGCCGGCGTTGATCGAGATGACGATGTTGGTCTTGCCCTTGGTGCGGCCGCCGCTCTTGCGCGCTTTGCGGTACGAATTAGCCTTTTCATCCCACTCTTCAAGATTCTCACGTTTTGGGTCATCCGTGCTGCGCGCGGCCTCCCGCATGGCATCATCGTGATCCTTTGCGCCGATCATGATATGGCCGTACCGGCCCTTCAGGCGGTAAGACTTCAGCCCTTTGTCGGCTAGCGGGCGGTCCTGCATACTACCGCCGTCGGCCTTCGGCATGCGGCCGCCGGTGGGGCGTGTGCCGCCGTAGTAGGTGCCGCCGCCCTTGGCCTTCATGGGCATCATCGTGCCGCCCGGCGGGCTCGTCTTGTCGCCCTGACCTTCGGGAGGGCCCTTACCCGTCTGGAGCTTCTGCCAGTCTTCGTACTTGGTCTCGGGCGCCGCGCGCTCGCGGGGTCCTAACATCGTGGACGCTCGCTGCCCCGGCCCCATCAATGCCTGTTTTGTGAGGCTGTCTACGTCCATGCCGCCGCCGTCCTGCTTCTTGGTGCGGCCGCCCTTCGTGTAGCGGCCTGCGATGCGGCGCCCCGACGGGGGCAGCGGCGTGTTGGACACGTCGCGCGGCATCGGCTGCTTCTCAGCGTCCGCGGCCATTTTCTCAAAATTGGCTATCTGGTAAGGCGTCATCTTGGCGTTGGGGTCCATCTTGCCGCCGTCGGCCTTCTTGGTGCGGCCGCCCTTCTTCAGCTTGATGTCCTCGTGCTTGCCGCCGTGCATGTGTTCGTCATGCTGGCGGAATGCCTTCTTGACCAGCTTCTTGTCCTGCTCGACGTCGCCGCCGCTCTTGTAGCCGCCGACATGGGCGTCGCCGCCCTCGCGTGCGAGGTTCGCCTTCTTCACGTTGCGATTGATCAGGTCCGTCACCAGCGAGCGGCCGCCGCCCTTACGCTGCTTGCGGTCGGCGCGCATGGCGGTGGGGCTGCCCTCAATGACCTTGCCGCCCTTCCTGTAGGCGCGGCGCGTCAGGGGGCGCATGCCCGTCTTCATGTCGGTGTTCATCATCTCGGGCGGCGACCAGCTCGACGCGTCGACCTTGGTCTTCGGATCGCCCTTGCCGCCCATGCGGGAGGCCTTGGCCTTCATGGCCGCGCGTGCGGCCTTCGACATCTCACTCATTTATTTTCTCCGTGTTATCGCGAGCGCACGCTCGACAATGTTGGTTGCGCGCCCACCGCGTTTAAAGTCGCCCGAGCCGGTGCCGTCGCCGCCCAGTATCTCGGTCGGTGAGGGTCCGTAGTTCGTCTGGTAGTACGGCATTGCATCGGCGGCGGGTTGTACCGGCGCGACGGCGGGTGCGGGCGCGGCGACCTTCGGGGTCGTCGGGAACATCTCTTCGTAGGTCTTGCCGTTCAACGCATTATACATCAGGGCACGGCTGGCATCGTTGGGGGCATCCCCTCTCGCCTGCGCATCCATGCGCTGGTAGGCCCCGTAGGGGGCCCGCTGCGGCATGGCCTGCTGCTGCTGCGGGGCCTGCGCTGCGACCTGCCGGTTGAGGTCGCTGAAGGCCCCCCGCAGGTTCTGCTGGAGCTGTTCGACGCCGCCGCCGGGTGTGTAGCCGGCGCGGCGATTAGCTACTTCGCGTGTGGGTGCACGGCCGGATCGCGTCGAAACATAGGGGGCAAATCCTCCTCTTGCTCGGCCGACAGGCGCGAGGGCGGCTTGCCCGCGTACAAGAGGTTCAGAAAGTGCTCCCTGTCCAGCGGGACTTTGGTTGCCCTCATCAGGTCCAGAAGACCCTCCCACGAACCATGTCGGGGCTGGGATGCCGTGGGGGGCTGATAGATTGACGATGCGCTGCTGGGCTTCATGTTGGTCTATCTTTCCGTTGCGGTATTGCTTCCAGACATCGGTCACACGCGCATTATGCGCGGGGGTCTTGGCGGTGTCGGGAAAGAGCCCTCGCACCGCTTCCCACGTAATCGACTGCATTTCGCGTGGCAGGATACCACGCGACGCCGCCGCCTTGCGATATGCATCTGCGTACAGTGGGTACGTGCCTTGGATGCCGGTCATCGCCGTCCCGCGCGCGGCGGGCAACCCGACGCCGGGGTGGTTGGCGAAGTTGTGGGCCACTTCTAGAGAGTTGCCCGATAACGGGCGCAACAACCCCGCCGCTACAGCGTGCGTGTCGATGGTGACGTCGCCGTGAGGGGACTGCGGCGCCAGAATGTTGTTGTAGAAGTTACGGACTTTATGCTTCTCGCCCATCAGCTGAGAGAGCGCCTCCGGGTTTCCCGCGTTCTCAATAGCTTGAATAGCTTTTCCGATTTCCGTGAGCGACCCCCACCCAACCTTTGCCTTCGCGCCTTTGGCGGTGGCCACGAAATCGCCGTCTCCGCCTTCCGGTGTAATGATGCGATGCGCCGGGTCGCTGTGCGCTTCGTCGTGCATCCTGATCCATAGCGCCTTGGCCTGCGCCTTGGCTGCTGGCGACAGGTCAAGGCCGTCAAGATCCGCCAATGAGCGGCCATTCATAAGCTGCCGCACGCCTTCATACGCCGGTTTGTTGAGCGACGGGCGCGACGTGAACGTCTTGGCCATCTTGTCGTCGAAGGCGAAACCCTTGTAAAAATTTTCGTTGCCGCGCATGGCGTTAAGGACGCGCTCGGCCAGCGAGACGTTCTGGTACCAATCTTTCTGCGGTGACAGCGCGGCCAGTGCGCCCGCGATGCTATGATCCGGCAAGCCGTACTTCTGCGACCAACGGTCGGTGATTGCCCGCGCGCCGTCGTACCAGAGCTTGCTGCGCTGCCGGATGTGCTCGGGCACCGCGTCGTGCAGGGCCAACAAGTTGTCCGTCACGTGGTTTATAAAAGCATCGGCTACTTTGTCGTGGTTTTTATACCCCGCAACTTTGGCGGTCGTGTTTGGATACGCGCGCACCAAATCAACATTTGAACGGAATACATCAGGTGTTTGTTTCATAGATGCCACATCAACAATGTGGCGTTCACCTGCGGTGGGGGTGTGTTTCTTGCTAGTGATCAACCGCGTAGGAATCCACGCTGGGTGGTCGCCTGTGGCTTCGCCACCGTCAGCGTAACGCTGGTGCACCCCTACATCTCCGCCGCGCTTGAATGAGTTGAAGCCGTTGGCCTTGATGCTGTCGCGCATCTGCGGCGTGACGTCGAGGCTGTGAAGTCGAGATACGTCAGTCGTGGATGGGCGGTAGTTGGACGGCGTCACCAAGTCGTCGCGCTCTTCATCGGTCAACTCTTCAAAGGGGCGCGAGGACTGCATCTCGTGCGCGTGCAGGTTGACCTTCGCCTGCGGGTCGTGCTGCTGCGCGAGGGCCTGCAGGCGCTTCGGGAGGATGTTGTCGTAGTAGCCGCGCATGCCCTCGCCGCCGACCTTCAAGCCTTCGCCCTCAAGCTCGTGGTAGAACTCGCCGCCCAGCTTGCCGCGACCCTCGTAGCGTTGCATCCCCTGCTTCAGGATCCGGTCGGCGGCCTCCTTGCCGATGTGCTTCGACAGGTCCTCTGGCTTCACGTTCTCATGTTCGACGCCTTGGTTGTCGTGCGTCGTCGCGTGAAGGTAGCCGAGGTCGGGATAATACTGGATGTTCTTGACCTGACTGCTCAGGTCGTACCGCTTGTTCTGCTCGTCGCCCGGCGTGACGACGATCTTGTCGTAGCCGCCGTGCGCGGCCTCGTGCAGGACGCGCTTCAGCGCGAGGTCGGTCCACTTCTGGGTGTTGTCGACGTAAGGACCAGAAGGAACGCCCTTGTCGCCCTTCGCCGCCATAACATCAATCTGGCGCTGCAATGCTTCGTGCTCTTCTGCAGTGCTAGTAGCATCGCGGCGGTGCAGCAAATCTTGAAATTTTGCCTCGTTGTCAAATCCGCGTTCACGGCCCTGCTGGCCCCAGTCGCTCTGGGCTTCCTCAAGGTGGAGGATCTTCTCGCCGTTCGGGCCTTTACGGTCGGACATGCGGACGTGCGCGAGGACGTTAGGCTCGTCCCAGTGGCCGGATTTGTAGTTTTGCGTGCCGTGTCTGGCTTTGAGTTGCGTCAACTCTTCGCCAGCCTGCATAGCTTCCCGCTCGCGTAGATCGTGGTCTGCACGAGACGTTTGCGAATTGCCGCCGAGTTGATCAAGTAGTGAAGCATCGAACGCGGCAAGTGCTTGCTTGTGGCGTGCGCGCGCGGCGTCTACCGCGGGATGGTCTTTTGAAGGCGCGTGCAGCAGCACCTCGCGGTAGTTCTCGCCGCCGGGTAGCGCGGTCTTCTCTTCGCCGTATCGACGCAGCGCCGATTGCTCGTCGTCCCCAGTGTAGACCGTCTCCTGCAGCGGGGCGGCATTGTCCTCAAGGTGCTTGATCACCTCCTCTCGGGGAAGGGCCTTCGAGCCCAGCGTGTCGAACTTGGAGTGCTTCAGCTCATCGGGCTTGATGCCCGGCATCGCCGCGTACTGCTGCGGCGTCGCCTTGGCCTGTCCCTTGGACTTGATGATCTTGGCCGCGCCGCTGTAGAGCTTGAAGGGCGGGACCTTGCCGCCTTCGGCATAGCCCGACGGGCCGATGTACTTGCCGCCGCCGGGGCCGCTGTAGCCGCCGCCGCCGGGCGACGGGTCCATGCCCCCGCCGGGCCCCGGGTAGATGTTGGCCACTCGCCGCAGCAGGGCGCGCTGGTCGCGGGCGATCATCGTCGCGCGTCGAATGTTATCAGCCATCAGGCTTCGCCTTCAGCGCCGCCAGCATGCGCTCGTGGCCGTGCTGCGCCTCGCGCTCGGTCGTCGCGTGCGCCTGCGCCGTCTTGGTCTTCATCAGGTCGCCCACCAGCTTCAGGTTGGCCTCCTGCAGGCTCGTTTGCCGTTCGAGGTCGCGGTTCTCGTCTTCCTTGAGCGCACGCTCCTGCTTGAACTGCACGTCCTTGGCGTTCGATGCGACCTCGGCCGCCTTCAGGGCCAGCTCTTGGCTCTTGTCCTCGGGCGGCGCCAGCCCCGTCGGGGGCTTGCTGGCCTCGATCTGCAGCTTGGCCTGCCCGAGCTGGCCCTCCTGCTGCAGTTTCGCCTGCTCAAGCTGCATCTTGCCGGCGTCGGCCTGCGCCTTCTGCTGGAGCGCCTCGCGCTTGATCTGCTGCTCGCCGTGCTTGAGCTTCAGCTCCTCCATGCCCTGCTGGACTTCCAGAGGCGGCTTGTTCATGGCCGCGGGCGGCACGAAGAACTGCTCCGGGTTGTTCCAGCCCAGCGCCTGCAGGGCCGCGGTGTCGACGGCAATCGGGTCGTACAGGGACGGGCTCGAACTCTGCAGCTGCTTCAGGGCCATGACCTTGATGATGCGCTGCGTGTGGCTCGCCGTGTTCGGGTCGGCCTGCGGCACCAGCGACTGCGAGTACATGTCGAGCGCGTCGCGGAAGGTCTTCTCGTCCCACGCGAAGGCCGGCTTGCGGTTGCGCTGCCAGAAGCTCTCCGGGTTCTCCTTGAAGCACTTGACAAGGAGCTGGAACTCCTCGGCCTGCGCCGCGTGCATGCGCTTGTGGACGCTGTTCAGGATCTTCTGCGCCTGCTCGATCAGGGCCAGCGTCGTGCCCACCGGCGCGTCGGCGCGGCCCTCGCCGACCTGCTGCTCGCTCGTCCCGCCCAAGCGGGCGCCGGTCGTGGCGATGTTGTCGACGAGCGTCATCAGGGCCGCGCTCGGCTCCTTGTACGGGAGCGGCATGATCGCCTGACTGAGCGGCATGCCGCCCGTCTTCACGAGCGCGCCGCCGCCCGGCGGGACGCGGAAGATGTTCGTGTTCTGGCGGCCGCCGGCGTCGCTGAAGAGAAATCCGGGGAAGTTCGCGTACATGCCCGCGTCGAGCAGCTCGCGCCACGCCGCGGTGATGGCGTTCGTCGTGTTGCCGAGGATGTGCAGCAGGCCGATGGGGTAGAAGCCGAAGCCGGGCACGAACGTGTACGGGACGAACACGGGCCGCGCCTCGGGCAGCTCCGCAGTGTCCTCGTCGTAGTTGCGGACGATGGACAGGATCTGTCTGGAGCTGACGTCGAGGGTCACGCGCCACGGGATTTCGAGGCCGCTCTCCTTGCCCTTCCACTTGTGCTCGTAGCCCTTGATGTTCAGCTCGCAGTAGCACTCGTAGATTTCGCGGTCGCGGTCGTCCGGGTTCAGCGCCTCGGGCTCGACGCCCTGCTGCGACTTCTTCTCGCGCTGCGCGCTGTCCAACGTCTGCGGCATCGGCGTCGAGAGCGGCACGTCGCGGTAGGCGCCCAGAATCTGCAGGCGCTTCACCGTCGAGGGCCGCATCTGGACGCGGTGCGTCACGCGCTTGGCGCTGCGGATGTCAGTCGCCGCCGCGTTGACGATCAAGTCCTCGGCGTCAACCGTCTCGCTGATCGGCCGGTTGCGGAGCGGGCAGAAATACACCTTCTTGAACGAGAGGCCGCCGAAGCCGAGCATCAGCAGCATGCGGTCGGTGTCGGGGTAGTACTCGGACGCCGTGACCGTCAGGTAGTGGTTGAGGTCTTTCTCCAGCGCGTCGGCCATGCGGTCGGTCTGAAACGTGCCGTTGTTGTCGTCGACCCGGATCTTGACGGGGCCGTCGGTCGGGAGCAGCTCGGCGCGCGCGTTCGCCTGAAAGCGCAGCACGGCTTCGAGCAGCAGCGGGTGGCGGACGCGGTTCATGCCCTCGACCGGCGCGCCCTCGGCGGCGCCGCCGATGCCCGGCACTTCGATCTTCAGGCCCAGCAGCTTGATGCCCTGCGCGCGGTCCTCGATCCACTCCTTGCGGCTGTCGAGGTCGTCGCCGACGCCCCTGATCAGGTCGTCGGCAATGCGCGACAGCTCGGCGTCGTCGATCTTGTCGATCAGGTTGTTGAACCAGCCGCCGGTGCCTTCCTTGGCGCTCTCTTCGACGGGCTTGCCGTCGAGGCTGATCGTGATGCTACCGTCG